TTCCATAGCCGTCTACGAAGTAAGGTCCTTTGGGTAACCAGATCAAGTGATTGTCATTTCGTTTCCTGTTGTATTTCGCCAGTAAATCCAGGGGTATCAAGGCGGTTGTGCAAGCAATGGGATGATATATAACATATAAAACGGTTGCACACCGGGCCAAACGTTTACAAACCTCATACTGCCTGAGGTCATTTATAGCATCCCATGGTTGACAAGACATAACACCATCATGAAGCTGAACAGCATTCTTAGCTTCATTAATCTTAACTTCGAAGAATGTAACTACTCCCTTAAAAGCATGATAAGAGTCAGGTAATCCAAGAGTAGTCCGATCGCTACTTTTGATAACCACGCCCCCTATTTCCTTCTCCAGCTTACTAGAAAAGTTAGCATTGAAGTAGTTTTCTCTCACTTTAGAGTTTCTCCCTGATTGCTTCTGCTATCTTATTAAGACCTGATCTAATTATTAGAGCAGCGCTAATTACCATGAATGCTACTCCAATCATTATACCAGGAAGTCTTTCTAATGAGATAGCTATCCTATGCAGCTGATCCGCGATATCCATAAGAGTCATCATTTCGCCATCAACCTTTCAAGAGTTTCCATTGCTTGCTCTTTTGTTCCTAGGTTGGAATTGAGCCAATCACGTTGACCTTCAACTCTATGGGTATATTCCGGGAGCCCATATTCTGATTCAAACTCGCTCGGAGTTCCTCGAAAAGCTTCTCCCATTCTAGCTGAATCGGATGGATCAGAGTACACAGGACTCTCTGCCCAAACTGCATTGAGATAACGCGTTCTCCACCAACCAGATCCGGCACTTGGATATCCCGTGGAGAGAACTCCGAAACTGTTAGCGAAAAGCTGGATAGTTTGATCTTCTGTAAGTTGCTGCCCAAGATTCTTGTTTCCAACATATTCCACGGGGAAAGTAAATCTCTGTCTATTGACCCAAGCTGAGTGATTGGAAAGAGCAGCCATAACCCATTTTCTTTGTTTTTCATGAGGCTCAGGAATTGAGATTGAAGGGTACTTGAGCCAAGGGCTTGGATCAATTGTATAGAGACATGCATTGAAGTTCTCCTCGATCAAGAAGTTATGGTTGCCCCATGGAAACATAGGAGCTAAGACAGGGTGATTGTTTAAAGGATTCTCAATTCTCATCATGAGATCAAGAGATTCGCGAGTTCGGCTCAAGACATCTTCTTTGTATGGGAAATTCTTGTAGCTCAAGTAATCTTCCCACCTGTTGAGAGAGTATCTTACTGATTTACCGAAACCGCAGAAACTCCAATCGTCGGCAAACCAACAGACTCTGCTTCCCATAGCATCGGCTACGTAATGAGTTTCAGGAATCTTACCAGAAGTTATTGAGTTCAATGGGGCTAAGCCACAGAAAGCGTATCCATAGACATAAGAAATATCTTCCCCAATATCTATCTGTTTTCTGTGTACTTCATGCCCCATTTCCTTCAGAATTTCTTCTAGCAGATACACGAACGTCACGTAGTCTCGACGAATTCTAGTTGAGCCAAACATGCGATTTGTGTAACCTGTGATTAGTACTTTCATTTCAGATCCTTTAGCTCCTCTCCACAATCCTTACACCACCATCCGTCTCGTGGAGTGTATCCTTTCACACGGTGAGAACAGATATCTGGATTAACAGTGTATCCACCAGCTCTCATCTTCCAGTCACCGTTCCATGTTCTTGCATAAGGAACTGGAGTACCTGGAGGAAGAATCTCAGGTTCCCGGGTTTTGCCTGGTAATGCTTTCATTAGTCACCTGTTTCTCATGCCATCCTTGGTGAATCATAGGTTGAACTACGACGGCTCTGCATTCTGAGCAAAACGAAATGCGTCCTTGTCTCAAGAGATCGACACAGTCTTCAGTCATCTTCAACTCTCGAGGTACGATATTCATGTGTTCGTAGACTTGAATCATTCAATACCTCTTTCCACTTTCGAAAGGCCTTAGCAATTCTAGATGTTCTAGAACAGCTAGTCCCTGTTGTGAAATAACTTGGAATCCCTGGACTTTAACCACTAATCCCTTGTCCATAAGATCATATCGTGCAGATTTACTGATTAAGTAACCATCCCAGACAACCGAAGTAAGTTGCTTAAGAGCGTCCATCTGCATCGAACTTAGGTTAAGTTCTTTGATTTTTTGCGTTCTTCTTTCATTTGCTGTTTCGATGGACTCATTTTCTGAATCCCAAATCCACCACTCATGAGGCTGAATTTCTTTTACACTCATTTTCCCTCCACTACGCATTTGACTTCAGGAATATAGGTTCCTTTGTCTGTGGTAATTACTACGTCAGCATCTTCCCAGTCAGATCTGTAGTTCTGTCGTGATTTGACTAGGAACTTAACATTTTTCTCGTCGATCGTCATACTTCCCAATTTGTCATGAAGATGGTCAATGATGATCTGTTTGACCTGGTCTTTTGTTAGTGTGATCTGAATCATTCTGTACACTCCTTCCAGTTTCTTCCGACTACCACATCCCATAATAATGGAACTCTGCAACTGATTCGTTCATCAGGTGCTTCTAAGAGTTCTTTAAAGTCTTTCGCTCTCTCGCGATTCTGAATGTCACCGTCGAGTTCATCGTGAACCGTAGCTCTAAGTAAGATCGTAAGGAATCTTCTGTTTCTGAATGTCTCCAGAAGTTTGACTTTGAGCGTGTCAGCTGCGGTTCCTTGAATGATAGCATTAAGCGCCGTATGGAGACGTTGACCGTCTGGGTATCTTCTACGTCTACCCATTCTCGTACGTACGTACTTTCTATTCTTAGCGACATTCATTGCCTCTTTAGTGAGTGCTTTAGCTTCTGGAAAACGTTCATCATACTGATCAGCAATATCAAAAGCTTTGTGTATCCTACAGCTATCAGTATGTTTCTTCCTATCCCACTGAAAGTCTACGGGGCATCCACAGTTACAGTGCAATCCGAGCTTCCTTGCGAGTTTAGGGATTCCCATTGTGTATAACTTACCGAAATTGTTATGCTTAGCATCTTTTCTCTTTTGCCCAAGAAGGTTTGCCACGAGTTGGTGGAAATCCATCGTGGGATCGAGATTATATTCCCTAATAAGTCGTTCGGACTTAGAGTAATGCGCGAACCATCGGAATTCAATTTGGCTGGCATCCGCAGCAACATAATCAGATCCTTCCTCAGGAATAAAGAGTTCACGAACAATCCATGCTGCAATCTCTTCTTCCTCTAGCTGATTTTCAACCTTCATTACCTGCTGAATGTTACAACCCTTCTGATCTCGTCCTCCAGAAGAGGCATAACGTCCGGTCACTGTTCCGTACTCGTCACCACGTAACTGGTGAAGCGTGTAACGTAAAATGTTATTGAGATCAAGAAGTCTTCGGTATTTCTTCAAGTACTTCGAATTCAAAGAATGAAGTTTACGAGCAGCTATACAGGCTCGAACTACAGGATGATCAACCTGGGAAATGTAATCTTCACCAAAAGTTACATCACCACCAAGCTCTTCTTCAAATCTCGGGTATTCTAAATGAAGAATATCGAATACTGACCTCAAGTCTTTGGGAGAATTTGGATTAACCTTAAGTCCAGTGGCTCTCCAAATAGACAGAACAGCTTCCTGATGAGCTTGCTCTACTTCTTTGATCCAACGGTCCAACTTAGCAACATCTATCTTAGCTCCTGTTGATTCCATAGAAGCAGTACAGATGATTAGCTGATCTTCTAAATCACACACTCTACCTAGATCTTGCTTTGCTATTTCTGGTTCCTGAGCTAAATCTAACTCAAGATGAAGTAGAGCGTCATTTTCAGCATAGGGACCGATTTCAGAAGCAGAACAATCAAAGATGTCTGTTGGCCTTACACCTGAATCGACTTTTCCTTTTCCGAGAATATCCTGTGAGAGTTCTTCAAGATTGTATCGCCGTCGATTCTCGTCTAGAAGAGCGGCCTTAAAGGCAGGATCATGAAGCTTACAATCTAATTCTTCAAAATCCACGCCCCAGTGAGTCATTACCTGATAGTCACCCTTTGCATTAAGTATGCAGAGGTGTCTACCGCGTAATTCGTTTCTAGCCCATCGCTTTACAGCGTTCTCATCTAGATTCCCACCTGCTCTGTGGCCAACTGGGAAGTAATACTTTTTCTTGTCTGGAGTACAGATAGAAATTCCAGCTATTTCAGAATCCACAGAAGCATGGGTGGTATAACGGAATTCAGAATCAAAACCGAATTTAAGATTCTGAGGATATTGAGAAAAAGAAGGTAACTCGACAGGTGCTTTCCAACCTGTCTCAGGATGATGTCCCGAAAACAGATTGCCTACCATACCTGGTTTAGGTAAGGTTCTAGTCCCTGCCATATACCTCCCCATTAACTTCAACTACTATGCCGGCTTCTAAAAGAACATCCATGCCTCGAGTATCCGCATAAGTCTGTTTCGCAATAACTGTTTTGATCTTAGTGTTTGCGATACTCTTCGCACATCCAAAGCAAGGAACGCAGGTTGAGTAAAGAATCCTGGCTCTTTCTAAGTCCGAGCATTGGAGAAGTGCATTTGTTTCAGCATGAACTGCCATACAGTTTGACGAATCTCCGGGTCTATCGCCAGCACCACTGCAAGGAACGTCAATACAATGATCAAAGCCACGTGGAACGCCGTTATATCCTGTAGAGAGAATGTGTCCTTCTTCATCTGTGATGATCGCACCGACTGCCCTCCTTTTACACGTACTTCTGCTAGCTACTAGATCCAAGATTTGAAGAAAATACTCAGATTTGCTGACCCGTGAGACCACGTAACACCTCCAAAGAGTGAGATCTGGGCGAAGCTAAGATTTCTGCATATTCAATCCAAGGTTCTGGACCTTCGTTAGCCATTTTCTCTGGAATGTGGAGCATGTTTTGAAAGTCTTCTTTTTTAATTGGAAGAAACTCACTATCAAAGAAGTCTGGTGATCCCACTGTATTAAGTTTTTCATCCTCCATGACTTTAAGAGCTCCTGCCCAATCTCTTTCATAAAGATGACTAGAACCTAGATTAAAGGTTACTGAACCTACAGGACATCCTACTTTTAACCCAAGCCAATTTGTAATCTGACTGAAAGTGTAATAGTCGTATGGAAGACCAAGCCAAGCATCTGAACTTCTCATATTCACAATGCAGTTCAATCTATTAGAGCCGGCTATGTTAGGTCTGATTAGCCACTGAACTGAAATAGTACATGGAATGTCCTTCGAATTCTGTGGATTAGGAGTCCAGATAGTAGCAACAGCTTGACGTGAATCTTGTTTCTTAAGATTCTCGATAACGTAATCCATCTGAGGCATCAATCTCGGCCCATAAGCTCCAGACAGAATATGACCGTCATCAGAGAAATTTCTCATCACGCTATTATACTTTGCAAGAATATCCACGCCATTAAGTCCAGCCATGATCCACAACCACTCAGCTACCATGAACTTGTAGTTAAGATCTCGAACTGGAGAAACAATAACATTTTCTAGTCCCCATCTAACTTCAACAGTCATGTTAAGAATTTCTTTCGTTTTCTGATCGCGAGGAGAAGAAATCGCTCCTTCATCAAGCAATGTCCCAAGAAGCTTGACCCACACTTTTGTAATTCCAAGATCACTGATTAGCTTTGCCATCAAGAACTCCTTTGATTATGTCGGCTAGAAACTCTGGATTACTACCCTTAAATCTTTTGAGATACGACGGATGCTGAATTTTGTGAACATGGAATCTAGTTCCTTTTGGTAAAGAGAACCGTCCCATTTGTTGATCGAACCATGATTTAGCCGGTCCTCCCATAAGAAACATGTGTTTCATCTCTGGAAAACTCCAGATTATTTCTTCAAGAGAATGAGTAACGTTACCGCGAGGGCCAAAAGCATTACTAAAAGCAAGATCATCTTCGGCGAATTTGCAGATAGTAATAGCAGTGTTAAGGTAGCCACTCGAACCATTAAGAGCAAAGAACGGGACATCGACTGAGTCATGATTTGGCTGGTCTCCAATGAATAGGTACTTTGCGACAGGAGAGCCGATAGTTCCCTCTGGAAGAAATCTGTACTCTTGATTTGTTACGTGTGCTACGTATTCTGCGTGGTGTTTCGTGTAATCAAAGATTCGCCAGTTCATCACATGATCTAGTTCCCAGTATCTGTCACAAATTTTGCGGAATTTCTCTAGACCGTAACGTTCCAAATCTTCTGGATTACTTCGAAGATTATCCTCAAGTATCTTCTGTTTTGGCATGCACAGAAACTGGAAGATGGGTCGACTAGTAGTTAGTCTCTTGAAGAGTCTTAATCCTTCCCATCCGCCAATAGCGTCATAGTTTCTGTGAATAGGACCATAGACAGTTTCTCCTGCGAAAAGTCTATCATGAACAATGTTTCTAGGACTTTTAAGAGAAGAATCAATGATCCGCAGATAATGCTCAACAACATTGATGCCACGCTCGGGAGGACCTTCATGATGATATTCCCACCCCATTGATTCAAGTTTCCTGGCTAAGGTTGTTTTTCCACTTCCATCAGGGCCTTCGAGAACTATCACTTTTGCCATGGTTTGTCCTCTGAAAGATCTGGGAGATTAAAGAAGAAAATGAACTCACAAACTTTACAGAACACATGATGATGTTCTACAGAAACGCCAGCACAGTTGTTCGGATGAGTATGCTCTCGATTTAACATGTCTCTGCAAATGTGCTCTACTGGCATATTTCCAGGACAGTACCTCATATCAAAGTTCTTTCCTGCGTACAGATCCCCGGTATTGCCACACTTAGGGCAATTGGTGTACGCTCTGGAAAAATTGCCAAGTTCCCCAGAATACGTAATCTGTCTGCTAGGAAATGGTCTAATATGTATTTCTGGGAGTATTGACTTCAGATCAGAGTCCATTAGATCCTCGTGTATGGTTCACACCTGAGGTTGATCGTATCGATCAGCTGAGATGTTTGGTTAAAAAGGGAACGGGGTGAGAAGTCTTTCGACTCAACCCACCCCGCCGACTAGCACACCGGAAAGGAGAACTCAAACCGTGTGCTAGAAATTAGGCCGCTTTGGTTGCGTCCGTGGTGGCCGCAGCCGCAGGAGCTGGCGTGATCTGCTCGTCAACAATCTTGAGAGCTTTCATCTGCTTCAGATGCCACGCTGTGGAATCAGCCACCGGATGCTTCGACTGGAGACCCTCGACGTTCTTCGCGATCTCATCAACCGAGAAAAACTTATCGCCGCCCTGAGCACCGGCAAGCTTCTGCATCGCCTTCACAACCGCGAGACGCTGTCCGCTGAACTTCGAAACATCCACGCCATCGAGGATCCGATAGTTCGCGCTGCCCTTAGGAGCACGGGGCTTCTTTTCCTTCGCAGGTGCGTCTACTGTGGTGGTAGCAGCGGTTTCTGCCGGCTTCGGCGACTCTGCAACTACCTTATCGCCAGTCTTCTGCTTTCCTTTTGTTTCCTGTGTATCTGCCATTTCTATATTCTCCTTGGCTCTAGGCCACGATTTCTAACACGCCTTCAGCGGTTAGTTTATGCACGAAGTAGGTCACTGTCCTACTTATCTTGCACTTTGTTTTTAACCTTCCAGTGGCCAACTCAGTGATTTTGTAGATGCTAGAAGGTCCGGTTTCCATGAAAATTTCCACTATCGTGCGGGGCCTACCCGATATGTGACTAATGTCAGCCCCTTTCACCAAGGCGTATTCCCGATTAGTTTTATCGAGTCTGAGAGTAGTCTCGATGCAATCATCCCAAGCACTCTGATCGAGGGACTTAATGTATCGGTAGGCTTCTTCCTCAGATATTTCATCTAACTCTGAGATCACCTTAGCTACAGTGTTTAGCGGAAATGGTTTGTTTGTTCGAATGAACAGATTAACACGCTCTTTGAATCCTTGGCGAAACCTCTCGAAATTGAAGCTTGTCTTAGTTTCATTGAGTGGCCATAGTCTGTCCCCTGCCGATTTAACGAATTCATACTCAGTGAGCATCAATTCAGTTAACAAGACTGGATGAATTAGATGGGCTTTCCTGTACTTAGTTTCGAAAACTATCCATAAACCGTAACCGGTAAACGGAGCCTTTTCGTTGTAAGTAGTAACCTCGCGAATTTCCATGCCGATGGAAAGCCTTTCGAATTATTCAATCTTGATTCTATTATATACCAACTTTGCACAAGTTGATACAATAAAATCGTAACCAGTTGATACTCTTTAGTAACCAAAGTTTCGATTACTTCTCAAAAACGGTAACTAAAAGCACCGTTTGGTAACAGCAAAAAGACTCTTTCTTTCGCTCTTGTGACTGCGACATACCACACACGATGCTCGTCATCCGGATTATGAATCATGTTGTTGAACACCGATCTACTCATGTCTGGATCAATAATGACTGTGTGAGCTTCGCGTCCCTTTGATTGGTGAATAGACATAAGTTCTACTTTTGGTAAAGCACACCTCAAAATTCCAGCATGGCGAATCAGATCTGGTAAAGTATCTCTTCCTGGTAGATTTTTAAGAGTGAAGTACCAGTTGTGATAGTTAGGTCTAGAGATGAAAACTTCATCTATGCCTAAGATTGGTTTCTGCTTCACAAGATTTCTTGCCATTGGATTAAGATACTCTTCATCCATAAATCTAATCAGCGTTTTGACTCTTTCTGAGGTTTCTTCTTTTTTCTTAAAGAGGTTGTACCAGGCGTAAAGAGCAACTCTAGTCTCTTTACTGTTGACAGGACTGCCTTTTCCGATGTAAGGGATTCTCTCACGTTTAAGAATGCTTGCGAGGTCTGCTCCTCTGAAATGGTTTCTGAACAAAAGGTAGGTCTTCTCACTGAGGTCAGTAGTGGTAATGTAGCCAGCATTTTGTACTGAGCCTTGAGAATCTCTAGGCTGATATTCTTTTGGGAGCCTTTTCTTGATCCTGTCTGTGATTTTTCTTGCAGCTCCATGAACAGCCCGTGACAATCTATGAGACTCATTAAGAACCTCAACTGAATCAGATCTAAAGTCCTGGAATACGGAACTATCCGCACCCGCCCAGTTAAAAATTGCTTGGTCATCATCACCGGCGACATACCATGTACCTGCCTTTTGTCCTAGAATGTTCACTACTTCCCATTGAAGTCTAGACAGATCCTGAGCCTCATCAACAAATAATACATCGATATCCAGAGGCTTTCCATATTCCACATATCTAGACAAGAGATCGGTGTAGTCCAGAATGCCTTCAGCAGTCTTCCAGGCGCGGTATGCGTTTGTGAACCATACTGCATACTTATAATCAATATCAAAAGAAGCATTCTCCAAAGCTTCTTTGAGCATGATTTTGCGATGTCGACCATGGTGGTTAATTTGAAGAAGAACGTCATCTCTAGTCGCTGCCTCAAGGGTCCGTTCATATTCTTCAATCCACGGGTCTAAGTCTGCGCCTGTTAGTTTGATACCGATCTTTTTTCCAAATACTCGAATGTTCTCAGGTCGGACTACTTGATCACGACCAACACCCAATTGGTGGTAACATATAGAATGAATGGTCTTACAGAAAGGGAATTCTTTTTCAGTTTTATTAGCCCTGTGTAACGCTTCCATTCTAGCTGCTCTAGTGAAAGTTAAGAAAGCGATTCGCTCAGCAGGAATACCTTTTTCAAGTTCACGTTCAAGATACTCTAAGAGTCGAGTTGTTTTTCCTGTTCCTGGTGGTCCAAGTAGTTTGTACTTCACTTTCCCTCCATCAGAGTCTTTACTAAAGCTCTGTAACGCTCATCAAAATTTTCGTTCTTTTTGCGCAGCTCCTGAACTAAATTACCCCTTAAATGATGATATCCTACTTTCCATCTTTTATTTCCCTTACCAGAGAAACACAATTCTCCACGATGAGCGTTACATGATGGACAATCTACTAGGACACAATAGAGCCTAGTTCTAGCCTCTGTAGTAAGTTGAATGACTGTCTTCGTATTAGAATTCGAAGAGCTCATACTGTTTTTCTTCTTCTTTTCTTACTTCAGAGATCAGAATCGGTATCATGCGTCCCCACTGATCTTCATTAAAAGTAACGTTTTCTGGGGTGTAAGGCTCATTCATAAAACGACTTTTAGAAAATCGGGTTCTTCCTTCTTCTCTCACTGGATTGTCACACTCATACTCAGCATGAATAAGAGTACAGATAACCAAAGCGGCATACCATGGACACGTTTTCATTTGTATGAGAGGAGCAGGAGTTCCTATTCTAGCTCTAACATCAAAACTTATTTCTCCGAGAATAGAGCTATCAACAGAGCCCACAGAGCCAGACTCAATAACATCTCGAATATCCGATGCGAGTGATTTAAGTCTCTCATCAGATCTAAAGGCATCCCACTCTTCTTGAGTAATGTTAGGGTTGTAGCTTTCATGAGGATCTGCCCACATGATCGTATCCTTTCACTGTTAAATCTTTCAAGTATTCATCCACTTCTGGTGCAGTGATCTTGAACTCTTTAATCAGAATTTCCCTTACTCTTTCCCTTACGGTTTCTTCTTTTTCGTAACCAATAATTGCCACACATGGCTTACGAAGAATCAGATTCGCGGCAAGTCTATAATAGCCATACCATGATTTTCCACAAGTTGTTGATCCTACGAACCTATGGCTGCGCTTATCTTTGATTGTTGTTTCTTGCGGATTACGTCCATCACATTCCATATTCTCCTCAATTCTGTTTCAGCTTCTTCATCCATATGAACAAAGAAAGCTGAACATAATGCAGCTAGAGTAACCATTACTCCGCCTACCTCTTGAGGTAAAACGCCAGATTCTCTGCTATAGACCCATTCTACCATTCGAATAACTTCTTCTTTTGAAAGGCCGGCCGACTGCGAGAGTTCTATAGCTTCTTCAATAAATCGAAGAGTTCTTTCCTTTTCATTTCTAGTACGTTCAACTCCATGGCAAGTAACACACCACCACTGAACTGCTTCTTGAAAGTTAATCACTTGGGATCCTCCAACCAACGAACAGTTTTGTTCAACTTGATAGCGTAGTCAATCTCAGATTTTGTTGACGAGCCTATGTAGCCACCTACATTGATCACGAGAATCTCATCAGCAAGATCTATCTTACGTTTGTGTAACTCATCAAGTTTTATTTTCTCTGCTTCTGTGATTCCGATTGTTTCGCCATGTTCCCGCTTAGCCCAGTCAATTTCATGGGCGCTATGGGCGAAAAATCCTACTGAAAGGACAATGTTTCCTTTCATTGTTTCTTCGAAATTAGCCTGCATGTACTCCTTGTAGAATCTTGTCGATCCACAAAGGCAGACTATTCTCGGTCTAGGACCTTCTCCTTTGAATCTTGCTACGAACAGGAGCGGTTGATTACTGTCCATTTCTCCTCCACTTTGCAATGGTAGTCCAATTCTTTTCACCAATTCGAGGAGTATTAACTAATTCAAAACCATTATCTGAAAAAATATCAAGAGTGGTTTTAGCTAGTCCCCGATGTCCTGGTTTAGTTAAGTGAAGTTCCATTACTACATAACGAACTTCTGGATTTAACTTCCAAGGCAGATGATACTCTGATCCTTCAATGTCACACTTGATGATTGTCGGTTTGAGATCCTTAAGAATACTTCCTAAAGAAATCCCTTTTACCACCTGCTCTGATCTTCCACGAGTAGGTATCGTAGAATGAAGAGCATTATTCGTTTTGTCGTTGACATAAATCTTAATGTCGTGTCCTTCAAGTTCATCTGGAACTACCGCCCTGTAGAATGCTCCAAACTTAAAGTAGTTGGCATTAAGTTCGAGTACTTCGAAGTTAGATTTCTCGGCTTCAAAAGACCAGAGAAGTATTCCGGGTTTTTCCAATAGTGCGCGAGAAGCAAAGCAGCCGATGTGACCACCAAGATCCAGCACACGATCATTGTCAGTAAGCCCAAGAGGAAAATAACTTTTCGTTTCATTAAGTATCCACTCATCGAAAGTTCCTTCTCTATAGGCTATGTTCAGTTGAGGATGAATTGAGAACTCTTTCAGCATGGCAGTCTCAAGTTATCTACCTGTCGAGCATCTGGCTCAATATCGTCGTACAGAAGAGGAATTAACTTCTTAAACTCAGCTAACAAAGGAACGGACCACTCTTTGAATTGCGGGTGTGTTTCTTTTGTCGTCCGCATTCTGAAGAGATGCCTCCACGTACGAAGATTATAAGTACAGACAATCTTCGAAGCAAGAGCATTTGGAAATACACTCCGTGCTTCTTGTGGACGCCATCCCTTTTCCAAGAGAAGTCTATAATGACGTTCTGCTTCATGAATAGCAAACATCCACTCAGTATCATAAGCACAATCTGAAGCATCATCATCGTGATGATGAAAACTATACCCATCAGATGGACTTCCATTAAGTTCAGCCTCATCACCAGCTAAGCATAGAGCACACTTTACGTCTGGTTTCGGATACAGAAAAGCTGGTGGCATCTTTTTCGCATAGTTCACGAATCGCGTAGACTCCTGAGTATATGCTGCGATTCTGTGTCTTACAATTTCATGAGTAACACCACGATCTGTAAGAACTTCAACACTGATCGTTACATGTTCTGTAATAGACCAGTCTCCATGTTTCAACACAACAGCTGTGATGAACTTTCCCCAGGTATCCTCTTTCATTTCTTCTTCTGAACGGTGAGAGATTCTTCCAGCATATTCTATAAGCTGGAGTTTACTGAGGATAGTCTTGGGACTTAAAATCCTGGCATAAGGGGCAACAATCTTCATTTCGTCATTCCCTTTCGACGCATGAAATCTACGAGATAGTTCTGATAGAATTGAGCTTTCTCATAGTTATTAAGTTCAGATCCTTTTGACTTTGCGCGATCATTGTACTTGTAAACGTTTCCTTTCAAGAATCCAATAAACTCTTGAGGAGTCATTCGATTCTCAAGTACTTTAATAGTTTCATAAAGAGTATCTCCTCCATAGTGAGATGGATGATTTACTTCTTCATGATTAAGAAAACTTCTTCTGTCAGTTGACGAGCTGGGGACCAGTGGAACTTCCGTCATTACTTTCGTTGGCCTCTCCGGCACCTGCGTCTTCTTTCTTGAGTTCCTTGATTCTTTCATTTTCCTCTTGTTCCTTTCTCTCGGCTAGTAGTTTAACTGCAAAATCATGAAGCTCATTTAACAGCTGCGGTTTACCGAGTGCAGCATCAAAGAGTAACTCACACTTGGGCATTAGTTCCTGTGCAAGAGCAGGAGTAAACTGAAACACAGATCTATCTCCACAAAACATCCACTCGAGATACTGAGAAGCAAGATCTCTTACGCTTACACCCTTGTCCCTAGCATCACGACGAAGATTATCGAGTGACTTAATGCTGATATCTACGTGAATTGCCACTTTTCCTCCGTTTTCCTGGCATTATGTGCAAATAAATCAATATGGAATTATCATATGCAATTTGCACAAATGACCCTGGGTTATCCCTGGATTTCCCTGGTGTGACCCTGGTGATAAAACAATTTGTCCCTGGTTACATTTAAAGCAACTGCAATCTTCTCAATAACGTCTTGGGAAAGCATCTCATCATCTGACATGATTTGCTTCCCCGTAACGATAATCGAATTCTCCAGTTTTGTTAAATGTTCTGAAGAAAGTTTGACTTTCAGAATACTCATCTGCGGTCTTGTAAGGATGATCATATCTCTGGTTCTTCCTTTTCAAATTCTGCTTCTGAATAATCTTCGGTCTGACGGTTAACTTGAATAGAAGGAATTGACCATGCCCTAATAACCTTACCCTTAATTTTGATCAGAGCATAAGCGCAATTTCTTCGATGCAAGATTGAGAATAGTTCATGATTACTGATGATCGTTTTCTGACCTTGCAGATACTTCTGAAGGTAATCAACCTGAAAGAGAATAAGTTCTTTCTCAATAATAGGCAATCCTCGGAGTAAATCATCTCTACCCTTAGACCTATCACTAAGAGCCAGAAAGTCATCGATTCTATTGATCACTGAACCATACTGAGATGCATCCTCTGGAGCCTCAATATCAGTTTTCTGAGATAATAGACCTTTTACCTTCTGTTCCCATTGAGGTTGCTTAATTGGCCGTATCACTAGATCCATGACTTCGAATATTCTTCGTCTTAATTTCTCGAACACTCGAAATTCATCAGATGAAAGTGATAAGTCTCTTCCATTTACCTCCAAGATGTATGTTGGTGGATCGCTGAGAATCTTTCGAAGACTACCTACCGTAATTTCATCGAAGTTACTCTCATCTTCCCACGGTTTGTGTCCAACTCCATATGGCAACTGGAGACATGACTTCCTATCACAATGAGAGCAAAGTGGCTCTTCATCGCACTTGTACTGGTACTGTCTCGCACTAAGCGACTTAATAAGTGCCTCGACTTCACGAGACCCCAGAGAAGGCGAAACATAATTCTGATTATGATACCGAAGCTTGTCCTCCCATCCATTGGGACTAGACTTCCGGTAGAACACTCCGTAACTAAAAAGTCCGACATTTCTGGCCCCCTGGGGAAGTCCTTCTTCTGTAAGAGTCTGTAAGCACGGCGGCATTTGGTCAATCTGAATGAGTCCACTGTTTTGTGTTGCATCGATATTCTCTTTTCCTGTGTAGTACTGGACTCTGGCAAGAAACTCTTCAATTTCAATAGAGCCGGTTTCGCACACGGCATAGCGCACTGTGTTTTGCGCATTGAAATACGGGAGATTGAGCCAATTACCGACATTCTGATGAGTACTCTTTAGTTGCTTTGGAAATATCTCCGTTTTGTTTGGGAATCCTAATAGTCCAGCCCACTTCTTAAGTAACTGTTGGACCATAGAACTCGGTTGCTGTTCTTTGAAGAATACGTACAGATGAGCTCCACCACTTTTGGAACGACATACCATTAGTGGAAGATTTCTTGCTGAGACACGAGAGTAAAGATCTTTGTGATCAATCGTGTCTATGTCGATGTCGATTGCGCCCCAATAGCATTTTCCTTCTGAATCAACAGGTACTATACCTAAACCAAGGTCCCCAGCTAGATGCTTTCGGTAGTCCTCCTCAGAAGCTGGGGTTAGAATGGTATGCATGGTTCCTGTGGTTCTATCAAAAGTGCCATGTGCTAGCGCAGAACCACGAAATAAACTCGAGAATTTATCTAGCATGGCAGCTTCCCTTGAACGAATTTTAAGAGGTAGACCGGCTGCTCATAACAACCGGTCTAACTGCTGCTAGAGTTCTGTGTGACCTGCTGGAACTCTTTCATCGTCAGTAGGGAAATCTACATCAGCTGCTTCACCAGTCGTGTCAACCTTGATGTTCATCTCGCGAAGGGCCTTGAAATGCTCTTCCATCTGTCTGTAGAGACTTTCATCAGGAAATCCACTGGGAACGAGTTTCTTCTCAAACCACTCATTACTTCCATCACGAACAGTAACAACACTGATTTTGTACTTTTTCGCGTACATCGGAAGCCGGCTGAGTCTGACGTTGGCCAGAAACTGTTTTGATAGCTTCAATCCCGTTGCTTTGTAGCTCATTGCTATTGGCATAGGATTGTCGGTCAAAGTGAAACACATCAAGTTGTGGTAGTATGTGCATAGGGGAGGATTCGACATATCCTCTTCCTTTGTGGATCCATTTCCCCAGGCACTGAATCGGCAGGAAGCACATCCCATAGGATTGAGACTTCCGCCATCAATACCGTTCGCTGACATGCACTCGATGCCGCCACCGTCTTCAATTGGGAAGTACTTGATCCTATTCTTAAAGAAGAATAGGGGGATGATCTCCAGTGAAGTACCGTAAATCTCCTGAGTTACGCTGTTAAACAGCTCACCTTCCTGAAGATTTTCGATGTAGGCCTTGTCACTCTTTCTTTTCTGAGGGGAAAGTGCTTGACACAATCCTAACCGAGGTAGAACTATATCAGACTGGTCTACATCCTCCATGCCCTTCTGATTTCCAACCTCACTTCTCAACCACTCAGGGACTTCTGAATTGGCGAGAGCCGAATTTCCTGCTGAAACGATTTCACCCTTTTTCATGTTACTCATCTAGATTACTTGCTCCTCTCACTGTGATACTCTGTTTGAAAAACGTGTTGATTCCCGGAGGAACTTCCTCATTGTTGCTGAGTTTCTGTTTCACCATAGAACTCATGGTCTGATAGTTCACAGTAAACAGATCTTCAAGATCGTTGTCATGGATCCACTTATAGAAAGATTCCTTATCAGCTACTGAGCAGTAAACGTCATCCTTGATGGTAAGAGAAACTCCAGCATCAAGTTTAACAGAACTGAGAGATTCATCCTCAAGAAATTCAACAAGAAGCTGATTCATTGCTTCGATGGTGAGGTTTTCTTTCTTCACCTCTGCTTCAAGTTGAGCTTTCCGAACTCTAGCCGATACCAGAACTTTTCCAAAATTTACAGCATTTGGTGGAAGTCCCTGACTTAACAGATCCTGTTTGATCTTTTCTTTCTCTGCACTGACACGCTGCTGATATTCAGGTTCACCCGAAAAGCGCGTCAGTTGATCTTTCAGGTGAGAGTACTTTCCCATTTGACTCCTTTCCTAGCTCGAAAATTCCTGGAACAAAATTACTTCCTGGTGAAAGTTCTTTGATCGTTACCTTATCACACTCTCCTGCATGACCAGCTTGTTGCATGCAGTAAGTGTTTCCCACCATTCTACCGTTAGAATTTACGACGGTAGGTACTATCTTTTGGCACAGAATCATACTGCTACTCCCTTTTCCTTTTCCAGTTTACCTACCAGAACCCTTATTCTCCTTCTTAGTTCCAAGAGTTCCTCAAGAAAGGCTAGAGTCTTTTTCGATTGTGCCGATACAGTCGACGGAACTTTAGCTCCTTTGTGCATTTTGTGAAGAGATCTCCAAGATTCGATCTCATCGATTAGTGTCTGATCTGGATCCATGAACTATCCTTTGTCTTTTGGACAAACAAAGTCTTCGATGCTGTTGATTGGCTTTCTGTACCGAACAATTTCTCCACAATTACATTCAACAGTGGCGATTTTCCCTTTGTAGATTCCTTTTAAAACTGGAGTGTATGTTACCGATCTGTGTGTTACTGGTTGTCTTTCTAACATCCTTCGTTTCTTCAATTCCTGAAGAAGCCTAAGCTTTTCTTCAGCATTGTGAATAAAGATGTCAAGCATTTGATCGTCAGAATGGGACATCATTTTCCTCCTGCATTATCTCAGATACCCAACGAGATGTTGTCCACTCAGCCATTTTTTCGTGGTTTCGTAGGGCTTTCAAAATCATACCACTTGCTGTCCTCTCTCCATTTGGTCCCACAACAACGTAGTCCTGGAATAGTGCTTGGAATCTCTGTCCAGGTCTGTGTACGCGATCCTCGCTCTGGGATCTGGTGAGCAGAGAATGATCGTTGGATAGATAATCGACGTTGGAACACTTAGTGAAGTTATGACCAAATCGTCCCGCCTGAGGCTGACCGATAAGGAAGGCAGGACCTTTAATATCTGGTGAATCTGGGTGGAAGAGAGAAATAGCCTCCGACCTAACAGTTTTAGATTGTCCTCCTTGTAGCACACGAACCGTAAGCCCTTTAAACCGCTCCTTTGCTCGTTTTTCAAGACGAGCAATCTCTGGTCTGAATCTACACCAAGTGATAAGCTTGAAATCGGGGTCGGACTCGATTCTGAATTCAAGATAATCCAAGAATGAATCTGTGAGTTCAGATCCGATCTCCACGACTTGAGGCTCATTCCCTTCTTCATCTTCTACTCCACCGAGAAAACCGGAACAAATCTGCGCCAGTCTTAGAGATTTGACTGGCGCAGTAGTTACTACAGATACTTCATCTGTATTATTAAGGTAAGCGACAAATTCGTCCCTCATCGAGCAGTAAATATCCCATGTTCTCTGGGATAGTTTAACAGCACGAAGTGGCGCTTTCATTTTAGGAAGAATATCTAGACACTGAGACTTTAGTCTACGAAGTACCCATGGCTTTATCTTTTCTTGTATCTCTTCTATATAATAGAAGCCTACAATCTGCTTATTCATGTAGCCACCCATTCGAGCATGGTGATTACGGAACGCAAAGAAATTCTTGAAATTAAGAATAGCAGGATCTAGAAAAGCAAACTGAGAATAAAGCCCTAGAATAGAATTTCCCACAGGGGTTCCATTCATAATGGTACGACGACACGCTTTAGGGCGGATCATTAAAACGCCCTTAGTCTGCGCTGCTTTGTGATTAGCAATTGTAGAAGATTCATCTACTACTGCCCAGAATTTCCTTCCAGCAAGAAGATTTATAAGCGTTCTAACATGGCTAACATTACGAAGAAGCTCGACGCTCGTGACAACCCATAGAAGACCTCTGGATTGTTCCGGAAAACGAATACTGCGAGAAGTAAACTCATGAATGATGCCAGGAACGAAACTATGCTCAATAATCTGAGAAAACTGAGGGTGGATCCAGACATCCTTAACTTGAGCCGGACAAATGATAAGAACACAATCTATCTCCTTATGCTCATATAAAAAGCATGCAGTATCAATAATCTGCTTTGTCTTTCCTGCTCCCATTTCATCTAAAAGACCGAAAACAGCATTATTGTAGAGTTTGTCGACACCTTCAAACTGGTGCTCGAATGGTACATAGCGACATCTCGACCAGTCAAATGACCGCACGTCTTGCATACAGACCTGTTCCCCTTTAAATGTTAGGTAACTTATTCACGGCTGTTTACTACCTACTCGGCATAGTACACACGATCAAGGAGTATCTTTCCTTACCGCTTGAGTAGGCGCCCTACATTCAGTCTTATGGCCCATCATTTGCTCTCAGACTGAGACAGCCGTGAATAAGTTATCTGACCGGCTTGGCTCCATGAAGCTTATACTTTCTTCACGCCGTACCTTCCGGTCTTAACATTACGGTATCACTCGACTCTCATCGAGTAATTAGACCTCAGGCGTGGGAGCCGGAGCAGATGTCGTACCACCGAGCGTACCATCACTTGTTCCGCCAGAACCAGTATCAGTACCGCCCGTCGTACCACCCGTGGTTCCACCAGAAGCTGGAGTAAGCTGACCCTTAAGAGCATCAGCCGCTGCTTGGAGAGGAGCCTGAGCATTCTTGATATTTTGAGTTGATTGTCCAACTGTGCCGGCCGCCGCTTCGATCGCGTCAATAGCAGCCTGTGTTGCAGCCGGATCACCCTGCGCATCTTTCAAAGCCTGAATTCCAGCCAAGATATCTGCGGTTGCATCTGCTGACGTTTGAACTTCTTCATTCACAACATCAGTGTTTTCGCTGACCTTCGCAGCGAGATCCTGCAATGCTTCTTGAATAGTCGTAGCCATTTCTGAAAAACTCCTTTGGAGATCACATAGAAGTTGTTTATTCTGTTTACTGTCATGCTTTAGCGTAACTAGCTGTAAGCTAATGATTGCTAACGCCTGTTTGACGTACTGTTCAAAATGGCCATTTTCCAAATTGAACCTCCTACTATTCTTCGTCGTCTTCGTCCGGATCTTCAGGACCAGAAAACCTTCCACGAAGAATTATCTTGCATTTCTCCTCAGAGAATTTAAAGGGATTCTCCTGGATTTCTGCAAGAAGCTCTGATTCCCCATCATAACTTATTCGAACCAATAGAAACCTACAATCAGGTTCTATAGGAACAACCATAAGTTTGTCTTCGAACCCCAGGCCTTCCTCATACTCCGGCACCAAACCTTCTGGTAAGCCATGAGCAACATCTAAAGGACTGGCGTCAACTCGAATGAGTGTCGCCGTCGTTGCCATTTTTCTCCTCTAATTTGTTGATGAATCCGTTCAGAGTAGGCCAGAAATATGGAGCAGATAAGTTTATATTCTCATCTTTCCAGAACTGACCATAATGTTGCGGAAATTTTCTTACTAAATTACAGCGATGCGAATAGTGGAAGTCTTCACATCCGAGCCAAGCAGGAGGCTCTTGAGATTCTGTATCATACGAAGGGACTGGAATATTGTTAAGATAACCTCTGGAACACCACTCGCCTATCGCGCACGCGAGATATAATTTGAGCCATTCTTCATGACCCGACCACATCTGAACGGCTGGATGGCGATGCCAATGAGAAAATGTTCTATCAAAAGGAACGATAGTCTGAAGATTAGAAGGGAGAAACGGTTTATTCTCCAAGATCTCTAGAATTTGACCTGCCTCTACCCGTTGTTTTCTGAGTCTTTTGGAATCTAGAAACTCCATCGACTTCACGAATGATACAACAGGAAGAAACGTTTGCATTTTACGCGGCTATCTCCTCAGGCCAGATTACTACGATCGATTCTCCGAGTGCTACTGAAATTGCTTTCATCGTCTCCAACGTAACATTCTTCCCTTGTTTAGCATTCCACAACGTCATCTTAGTAAGACCAGTGATCTCACAAATCTGATCGTCAGAAATTCCTTTCTGTTTCATCAAATCAGTGATCTTATTTACGTGTGACATTAGTAAAGCTCTCCTAAAAAAACGGTTGAAGTGTTTGTCTATGCCAATCTCTATAGTATTATTATATAACAACTTGTATTCGGTTGTAAAATACTTTTTATAACTTTGTTTCTGCTAGTTTTATTCTAGTCATCAGCATAGCCCGTTCTTTTAACCCGTAATCTACTATACCGTGGGCTTCCCACCTAGATAGGTTAAGTCCACACAGTTTCTGATATGAATCCGGATAGTCTATGATTAGGTAGATCTTTGCGCCCCATGGAAATTCATAAGTGCTTCGTGGTACGCTATAAACTGCACACAAGTTTCTGAAATCTTCAGAGTGAGCGTTTATCCACTCTCTTTGATACCTCGTATCTTCAAAAAGCTCTAACACACGTGCCTCTGGGAACATTATATGTTGAATAAGCTGTGGGTCTCTAGATATAGCATCAGAAATCGCATTCCAAAACTTCTTCGATTTCAGGTTCTGGTTCCACTGGAATTTCTTCAGCCTCTTCTTCACAGTATCTAAAGAGAAAGAAGATCCTGTACCAGGTGTCTCGTTCGTTCGCTTCACTGTCATAGTTTCCTATCCACCTTGATGAGATTGAAAGTTCACCGTCATAACCGCGTAGTTCGTAAAAATGCTTCCAAGCTAAGGCATGCCAGATAGTGTAGACAGGTTCTACATTAAGAGGGACGCCAAAAGAATCACAAATGTTAAATTCTCTGCGCTCTCCTATCAAGTTTCTCAAGTATCCTTTCTATCATGTACTCGTGATAGACCATCATGCCTAAGTGATGGAGTATGTCTGCTGCTTCTTTCAGTGCTTCGTCCACCCAGATATATCCTACTCTGCCTAGAGACTTAACAAAGTCTTCTGATCTAGATAGACTCATGTATGTCGACCATGGATCTGGAGGCCATGCAAAAGCTTCTGGATACTGAAGTTCTGACGTGTCAACTCCATCTGGATTAGGCTCAGTTATATACCGATAATTGTTTGTGTCAATAATCCGTATAGCACAGTCCAACACCGGATCTTCGACTGCCCAGCGTTCATACAGAACTAAAGCAGTACAGCTCATCTCAACCTCCAGTCACTTGTTGTTCATCGCCTGCTCTGTCTGATAGAAGAACCATTTGCTTACGGCGTTCAAGAGCGTTTGTTTCTTCTATATTCTTGTTCAGAATCGCTAACTGCAAGGCAATCTCACCATGAAACACAATTTTTGCTTTGACTATCGGATCCTTTGTCTGCTGAGTGAACATATCGATAGTCTGTTGGATCTCTTCTGATGTCATTAAGTGAATCCCTTTCTGTTCGATGTACTTCCCATTGATTAAAACGTACATCGTTGTTTTGTCATGTTCAAAGCCGCTTCCAAGTACTTTGTGACACCCAATACAGAGTAAGTGCCAGCTTCCTCTTATCCCGAAAGATGTGTGCTGCGTCAGAGCCGTATCAAAAACGACTTTTGGACTTTTCTGCTTACAGCACTCGCATCTACTGCTCCTCGATGGTATCACTAGGTTCAGCCCTCGTTGACAGCATCATTCCCAGATCATTTCTGCAGTACACGTTTCCAGCAGGTCTATGATAGTAGAATTCCGTTTTAGTTTGCTTAGATAGGTCGGGAGAGTGAACTATCTCCCGACCGCAATGTTTACAGTTAGAAATCTTTGCAGACACTCACGCATCCTCCGTGAAGCACTTCTCAGGCATCACGAAAGCATGAGGAATACCAGTGATGTCTACCAAGTGACGTTGATGATTCTGAATCTTTCGAGCGATCTTAGACGCCCAGTGTTGAGCGGCTGTTTGGTCTTGAAAGCCTAGGTGTAAGGCCCTGTCTTTCTCGATCGTTATATCAGCGTAGATTACGTCATCAGTTCTCCTTGCGATTGTTACCGGCACGTTTCCCCTTTGCTATTGGTGAAGTTCTTCCCTCAGGTTTTCTCTTGCGATTTTGCGGGCTAAAGTTCTTGCTCTTTTACGAGTTCCTCCAACCCACGCTCCATTCTTAAAAGCTTTTTCCCTTACTGACTCCATTGCTTTCTCGAATAGATCTTTGTAGATGACTTGCCTCATGTTAGCCACTTGTTTCCTCCCAGGTGAACACCTTGAAAGCTCCTAAAGCTCCAAGATTTTCTTCAATTTCAAAAGAGCTGCCGATCTGTTTTTCTAGCCAAACTAGAACATCCGGCATCCTATAAGAAAGTTCATGAATTGGACCTTCTTTAGTTTCGAAGCGAGCTCTATACCTCTTATCTCCATCTTTATCTGGTTCTACTGCAATCCACCCATGATACTTCTTAGGCGGATCTTTAATAACGCGTAGAGTGGTGATTTCATTCAACAGATCCTGAACAGAACAGAGTGTCCAACCACGTCCATCACATTCAGTGCACTCGCTTTGTCCGCCGAATCCGTCATCGATGACTTTTTTGCCGGCACACGACTGACACTCTTCTTGAAGGTCTTCTGGCACGGAATTGAAGTCTACTTCTTGAGTTAGAATCATATCAGTCTCCTAGCTCTTTGAGATAGCGCCAAATTCCCATGTAGTCCATTGTTGAGGAGGGAGTCATCTTCATGAATAGTTGATGGGCAGCTATTCTAGCTATTCTCGGAAGAGGAAAATGAGCTACGATCATAGCATCAAATACTCTCTGACCTAGTACATTGATACACGCATCATGTGCATTCGCGATTTCTTCTGCTTTAGTAGAGGGCATTACTCACCTCCTGATCTTTTTTCTTTACGAAGACGCTCTTTTTCCAGCTGAGCCCATCGTGCCCGTTTCAAAGGGTTGTTTCGTTTGTTGTGAACTTTGCACGCGTATCTATTACCTAATCTACGACGTGCTGCTTTACCTGTTGCAGTTGCCATCCTACGCTCTCCTGTGTAGACAACTCCGTCTACCGGTTATAAGCCTATGTCCTCTCTTTGATTCATATCAAGAAGACGATGCTTGAGTCCAGACATCTTATTTCCTTCAAAAGTGTGCCTGAAGTAAATGGGGCGTCCACTTCCTGAGGGAAACACTTCAATCGTTTCACTTGGATATTTCTTGTTTACGAAACGATTCACTTTTTCTCCGAAGTGCTCTTCAGGTTCCCAGCCAAACTCCGCCAAAAGTTTTACTGCTTTTGAGTTAATAACTGAAATCTTAAGAGCACTCATTTCTCCTTCACCGGCCTTCCTAGGTGCTTCTTTCCTAGAATCATGTTAGCCGCTCTTTTGAATGAGTTGGATCTCATTCGAAGTCTCATGATCTGAGCATCGATTTTTGAGGCTTCCTTCAAAATTTCCTTGACAAGGTCCTTTTTCATTAATTCTCCTTTTCAGCATTCTCGAGTATAAACTCGAAGAGTTCTTTTGTCATGAAAAACTCTGGGTGCCCGACTGCAGATTGAGCGCCTGCATCTTCAGCAACCTTCTGGCCGGTAGTACTCCCTGCACCAGCGTCCTCTGCTATTCTCCCCTTTGACACTAAGTCGGGCATAACCTTAATTCTCCTGAAGGGCTACTCGAGCCCTCCATTGCTTAACCACCGTTTGCATGAATCCCAGATTTTCATCATCAAAGATTCCGCCTCCTAATTCAACTAACTCAGTGATTATCAGAATGTCACTCATACCTAACAATTCATCATAGTAGCTGCTTTCAGCTTTTCCTATGACTTCGCATACGCGTCGTAATACTAATTGTTCGTGATAGTGCCCGCTCGAGACTAGAGGGGCAAGAGGTTCGATGTTCATTTCCAGAACATCTGAAATGTGAATGTGGTGTGAAGCAGCGACTAGCATCGTTGCTCCTTGGGAAGTGACCGCCTTATCAATTGCCCAAAGTCCAAACATCAAACCCGACGGTCTCTGAAAATGTGAATCGCAAACAGCAAAACCTTCTAAACACGGCTTCTTGCATTTCTTAGCTGTGCAAATTCTTTCAGCCTGCATCGTGATCTCTCCATTCTGTAGATCGCTACAGTCGGTTGATATTACTTTCGTAACATGTGCTATGCATTATCATCACAACAATAATGCATAGCGGTTAAATTCTCAAATTATCATAATTATATTGTATAATAACTTTTATCGGTTGTAAATACAAAAGTTTAAACTATTTTTTATACATTAAAAAGTTTTTAAGTTGTCTTAAAAATCTTACCCAACACGGTCCATCATAACGAACACCTCGATGAACAGAATTTCTTCTATCACACCAACAACCCTGATGATTCCAGTGTTGCGTACATCCTAGTATCCAGCATTCATTTCGTAGCCACAAACGCTCTAAAGACATACGAATTCCTCTCTTTCTTTGTCAATGTTGTCTTCGAGAATCCATTCTTTCTTTTCTCGTGGAAATACTGCAAAATGAACGAACTGAACAGTGTGGTTGTCTTCTCTCAGTTTAGTCTTGCAAAAGAATCGGAAAGAATGGAGCAGTTTTGAACTCATCATCTTTGGTGTTCTGATGACGAACGTGTGATATGTTGGTCCACGTTCCTCGAATTTCCAAGTCAGAAACACTAACAGAACGTCTGCCGCCTTCGTCTGCAGATTCGGCTTATTTCTTTGGATGATTCTTTCACTAAATTCTGTTGTTAGAATTTCGTGGTTCTGCGTTCGAATCTTTGACGTTTGGAACGGCATTTTCTACCTCAAGTGCTTCATTGATCATCTTCAACATGCTGTCTAACTGAGGACGTCTTGCTCCCCAAGGAAGACACTCTATTGCGGCTTTCATTCTCCTTAGCATGTGAACCATTCGGTCTAAATCATCCACTAGATTTAGAGCGGCTCTAGAGCCAAAGGGTGGACTTGTTCCACCGTGCTTCTTTGCTACTCTTTGCATGAGAACAGTACGCCACTCCATTCTCTGCATTTCACTTGTCTTCATGGTAGCTCCTCATAGCAGCCAGGATTCTCTTGAAGGAATTCAAGATCTTTATCTGTTAAAAATGAAAGTCCAACACACATCAGTCCACAAATCATGTGCCCCTTTTTCACTGATTCATTCAGACAGAACTTAATAGATTCTCTGTCATAGTTTTGATCATCCAAAACGATATGAAGACAGCACCCAACACAATTGTCTTCATAAATCATCGTGTGAAGTTTATTGAGGTCTTTCTTGAGTTTTTCTCGATTAAGACCATCTGGTGGAAATGTCAGAATCATTGCTGTTTTAGAAGCCCGTTGTCCCTCAGCTTCAATGTCTTTCTGTCTGTCGTATTCGCTCATTTTATTCTCCTTGTGAAAATCTGGGGAGATTGCTCATTGCCAAGAAAATCTCCCCAGTACCCTTAGTTCGCCCAGGGTAAATTGATGTCAATGTTTGAGGGACTTTCAATTAGTCGACCACGAACAATTTCAAATGAGTGTGACCCTGGTACGGGACCAGTGTACTCAGTTTGGAACTGTGGGTGACGCAAGGGACCTGCCCACTTAGCCCTAATGAGTGGAATGTTCACGAATTGTTTCTGAAAAGCAGTGAAGATTTCACCATTTTGTGACATTGCAAGTGAACTCCAACGTCCTCCGTCTCCAACTCTACCATTCCACCACCACCTAAAACGTATGTCGTTTACCAGAGCAGTTCCTGTGCTTGGATCTGTTAGCAGCATCGGAGTCTTAGGATTGAATCCAATGTTCTGCCAACCGTTACCATCAGGGTCATACTGCCAGCTCTTTGTATTAGGATTCCATTCATGAGATTCGTTCATTTGAGCTGCTAGAGTCGGATTTCCCTTAGAATCTAACTGCTTCGTACCGTCTGCAACCATGACTTTATCATCGAATTCCATGCGCATGATGGTAGCCCAATCAGCAGCAGTATAGATGACCTGAAGATCCATTCCAAAGAACATCTCAGCGCCATTCGGCAGAATCGTAAGTGGATAACTCTTACTGACTAGCCCTCCGCCACCGTTTTGCTCAGTGTAGTTAGTGACAACCATAGACCGGTTTGGATCACCACTAGATGAAGCTCGAAATAACTTAGAAGGAATCTTGTTGACGCTAGGATCTATCTTTGGAGCGAACTGATCAGCTTGGATATAGTCCCTTATCGTCATCGGTTGCGAGGCGGGGAAGGTTACTACTTTGCTTGGCATATTTTACTCCTTCTGTTTGACGTACGTTTCGTATTGGCAACCTGCATTATTTTCATGGTTACCTCTGCAAATTTTCAGAACTCCATCAGAATTCTCTACTGTATTCCATCTTCCAGCTTTATGAAACTTAATCAGAGCTTTTCTAGCACGATCAAAAGTGTTGTCTCCTGGCTCAGCTTCAAGACAGTTAAGAATATGAATCAACTCATCTCGAGATTGTTGTTCTTCTAAGTCAAGAACGACTAACATTTTCCTGCCTCCTTTTCTCGAGTCTGGCTTGTAAAGCTGTTCCTCGAATAATTTCAAAACGTTTTCTACTTGCTTGAGCTCTGATCAAAAGCTTATCTAGTTGATCAGCGCAGGCGTGTGCTGTCATTGCTACCGATGGTTGAAAGAGCGTTTCGTTTAAGATCTTGACTACTTGTCTCAAGGCTTCTTCTTGCCTGACGAATTGATCATGTTTCTGAAAACTCTCTGACATGCGTCACCCGTGAATTGAGTTTTAATTACCTGTTGCAAAATGACATTTGCAAATTAACCAGAGTATACCCTGGTGAAATCTGGAGGTATCGCAGGGTGACTTGTGCAAATCAGCATAATAAATTTATCATTATGCAATTTGCATAACCGCCTGGAAACCCAGGTTAACTTTGCTTCCACCTTTCGACATACTGATGAAGAGCTTCGAGAGCCGGCAATTCCATGTAGATAGTGTTGTCTGCTTGATGTAATAGATGACTACCGGTCGTTACTATGAGACTAACAGGATCATGTGGATTCGGCTGAACATAGACTCCATCACCTAAGTAAAGAGGTTCAATCATCTCTTTTCTCTTGGAAAGTATTCTCTTCTCATGGAACCATCAGATTCTTCTTTCATTAGATTTCCCAAAAGAATATGAATGATGACTCTTAGCGCAGTCAAGACCCAAAATTCGAACGATCTATCGTGAGCTGATCTAAACTTTCCTGCTGTATTGTTTAGACCGTCACAACACTGTATTGCTTCTTTTTTGGTAATCATTCGACTTTCCTCAATTTCTGCCATTCGGCTTCAGGAATAAAGAATCTCACATCACGATCGTCAGGAATATTCTCATCCTTGTTGTAGAGGATCGACAGGTGTACTCCTGGCTGTGGAAATGGACTTTTCCTCACTGACACTTTCCTCACTGGAGAGTGTTGGGCTGGAAGATATTCCGCGTAACGTGTTGGCATTCTGCTACCTCTCTTGCTTAACCCGTGATTCCCACCAAGACGTCGTGCGGGTATAAGCATAGTCATCTGATCTCACATCAACCTTACTGGTTGAGATGTGTCCATTAGGACACTCTAACCATGTCTGAGCTTCTTCGTCCCTTCTTACGGGCGGTTCTTTGCAGATAGGACAAACCGACAACCCCATCGTGTTAGACATAGGCCACTCCATAAGTCGGGAGTTCGAAAGCGTAACTCCATACGTCTGAGCCCTCTTCTTTGATCAAGACGGTATTGAGCCTTTTTGCATCGAGGTAGATTTCTCGAAGTTCACCTTCGACATGTTTGATCAGGTGACGAATCTTATAGATCGGAATGCCTCTAGGTACGCTGATTGAGACAATCTTTACCGGAGCTTCTTTCATAAACTCCAGATCTTTGTCAGCTTCCCACGGTTTTGCTTCTTTTTCAGACCACGCCGGCACAGCAAAGAGAAGCTTCAAATGGATTTGACGTCCAGCTGACCTTTGAGTGGGGTGAAGTGATTCTTCAATCGACTTCCCGGCAGGAAACGTACCTGTTAGGTACGACAAGTCTTCAACCTCTAGTTTGTTCAACATCAGTCTTCTCCTTAATCTCTTGTTCTATTACTTTACCAGATCCGCCGCAACACTGACAGATTTGAATGGATCCATCTGCTCCTTCAAAAGTCTGCCTTCCGTGGCAAGCTGGGCATTCTTTCTTAACGAACATGTTTACCTCTCAGTCATACAGAAATTGGTCATCTTTCTGGGTTTTTAAGATTCCTTCACGTCTAAACCGAGCATTCATTGCAGCAACAGACCAGGCCATCGATCTTGAGTATCTTCCATCGCACAAGATGATGTTAGTCTTTGTTCGTATCACGAATCCCATACACGCATATCTACACTTTGTCCCAGGATAGCGCTTAAGAACATATGATCTGTTCTGCTTAGGAGTCATGATTTCCCCGTCAGTCCTAGGTTAGCCATCTTAATGAGAGCATAACCTAAAGTTTCAGCTTGTTTGTAGGTAAGCTTTCCTAGGATCACTCCCAGATTCGAAAGCTGAACTCCACCATTAACCTTTTGAACTGTGATGTTCATTTTCCCACCTTTTTCAGTTCTTTGAGCTCATCTTGAAGAGTATCGATTCCTCGATTTTGCTCAATCATCTCTCCATTGACCCAAGAGATTTCCCAGACTCCATCCAAAGTGAGATAGCAGTCATAAGCCATGTACTTAGACCAATGAAAGTCTGTATTCTTGTGCCAACCGTCTTTCTCGAGAAGCTCCATCAACGGCCTCATGATGGTATAGTTTCTTGCAGTGACCGTTGCTCCATCATACAGTTCCTGAAGTGAATCTTCTAAGAACGCTACAGCATCTTCTGGGAGACTTCCAGATTCAAAGGTGACGTGGACAACCTCTGTATATGAGAGGATGCCCGCATCTTTCTCTCCAGGGTGATTGATGTCATAGATGAGCGTTTTAGACTCTGATTTTGGCATGAAGAGTCTCCTCAAAATTCTTTCTTCTTACCGCTTTCTTCTCGATGTCTGCTCTTTCAGCAGCATCCAGTCTATCTGTCACTTCCATCAAATCTCCAGCAAGGTGAACAGACTTAATTTTGTTGTTAGAATCCAGATAAACGTACAAATTGGACTGTTTGTACTGAAGTCTGACCTTTGTCACAGTTTCACCTCCTGATCTGCTTGAGTTGGAGGAGTCATGTGCTGAACCGATTTAGGTAGAACAGACCAAACGTAACCCATTCTCTCAGCACCGTTATCCATCACAGTCTGAAGAGACTGTAGAAGCATGCTCGCCTCATCACGATGCATTGTCATGAGAACCTTTTCACCATTTCCTTCAATGGTGATCAAGATGCTCTTGTCAGTAAAGACCTCAACCTGAGCTTGAGCACCGAAGTGAATATCTCCGTCACGTTCATAGAGTAACATAGATCTCCTTAGTCTGAGCTATCGATTGTCTCCTTGAATCCACAATCCACGCAAGTATACTCATTCAAGCAGTTTCCAACGTTTCGCTGCGACTTATTCTTATGATGACACTTCGCAAATTTGAAGTAACGAACTTTCTTTGCCCAGTAGTCATGAGCCATGGCTACCCCAGTACCATCATAGAAGTAAAAAAGTCTTAAAGAGAAAGAATATGAACGTTTAGATTCACCCCAAGTAAACCGTTCATAATCTTCTTTTTTGTTTATCTGCCGATACTCGCAAAAATTTGGAGTATAGACAAAAAATTTAGATTGGGAAAATTCAGCCTCAGTAATTTCTTCAAAATTAGGAGGCAGAGTATGATCACTTCCATACTCTTTGTGAAAGTTCTCCACATCTTTTGGAAGTTGGTTCATTGGAGTGAACATTTGGTCTCCTTCAGCATTCGTTCTTTCAGTTGTTGAAGCTTCTTAAGAACGGCGGCCTTTGATCCATTAAGAGTGTACTCTTGCTTACAGATGGCGTACACAGACTGGCCACGACGCTTCATTCCCTTTATTTCGAGTTCCAGAGCGCCAATTCGAGCACAGAGTTGAGCGTATTGAATTTGACTTCCAACGAGAGTCGTCATCCGTTCACCTCACAGATTGATTTTCCATCCGGAGATTCAAGCACTCCAACACCGACCCACACCCATCCTTCAGAAATCATCTTCTGAATGACTTGTCTCTGTTGATCAGCAGCTTGAGAAGCTTGAGCTAGCCATTGTCCTCGGTCGACGAATTTCATGACTTTCGGCTTTGGTGTTTCACTGACCACCGTTTTCTCTTCCGCTGCATTAAGGCTATCAACAGCGTTCCAAAAGTCCATCGAGTACCCCTGGATGCCATTCCATTCGAGATACCAGTGGAAGACTTGGTATGGAATAACGTTTCGAATCTGTTCACGAGCTTCATCTACCGTGATCCGTCTATTCTCAGTTAGGTAATCGATAGCATCGGCTAGAACATCGCCAGGAATCTTATCGAGATTCATCATTTTGTGTCCTCTTTCTCACAAATTCTCGAATGTTCTCACCAGCATCGACCAGATTCTCAGGTCCTTCGAGACCTTGGATAGCATCCATCAAAATGTTATGTCCTTCCAAACATAAATTGAATGGATGTTCACGACATTGCGCACATACATCTAGGTGCGCGTGAAATTTGTTAGCGCCTTGGAGACTCATCTTAGGCTCCCATCTGGACGAACTATCCAAATTTTGACGTTCCGGGTCCTCGCGTAACGAACAGCAGCCCATGTTCCAGATCGAAGAACCTCATACATGTCTTTTGGAGCAGCTATTAGCACTCTCGAAGCATTTATGATGCTCTGGTTTCTTTTGAGAAAGTTTTCTTCTTTCATTACTTCATGATTGAAGCATACTCCGCGTCTCGAGAGGTCTTTTACGTTCCACTCAGGATGACCTGGATAAGCAACGATATGATAGCCGAAGACATAGGCTAGCGTAGCAGCCTGAACGTCAGCTCCTACGCATAACCCGTGTCTAAATTGAGCTAACTCAGATTTGTACTGTTTGAGCAATGTGATTACTCCATCCATTTGCTCACCAGTCATGCCCTTCTGAGTGCCTGTGAAGCCTACAAGTTCCATGGTACCTCGAATCTCTGAGGATTAGCTACGACCTCAGCAATCAAAGAATCCATGCAGGCCTCATAATCTTCACCAGAACGCCGTTGTCTACCATGCTCATAACGAGTATAGTGTTCTGAAGCTTTCTCTCTGGGAAACTTATCGTCTCTCATTGAGATGTCAGTTCTGACACTACAGAGCTTACACTCTGAGAAGATACTGGAATGCGGTTCCAACCAGTAAATTGGGCTAGTCTCAGGATGTTTCTTACAACGAACCATCACAATGGAGACTGTCCTAGAATTTCGTACTTTGACTTTCTGGTTGTCCATTAGGAGTGACCTCCTAGCGTATGAACTTTGAATAGATCACCGTCTCTCGCTACTAGGTGCATCCACTCAGCACCGCAATGTGGACACCACCTAAAGCTAACGTCCCACGTACCGTTCTTTATTGCTTCAGCACGCGCTGTGCATAGTCTGCAAGGAGCTTTTTCTTGATTCATGGCTTTGTCTCCATCTTCCTGAGCACTTCCTGCTGCTCACGTTCGAGACGTCGGCCAATTTGAATGCCCCAATAAAGCATCTGGAGCTGAATTTCAAAAAACTTCTGATTGTCCTTGACGATGATCTGATAAGGCAGACCGTCATTCATCTGCTTGATCATTTTATCAGGATTAGTCATCGAAGCTCTCATTAGATCTATCGCCATTTGAGCTACGAGGAAATCCCCAGCACCATCGATGACTTCATTCACAACCTCAGGGTAATCATCACCTAAGGCTGTGCTGTAGTTTTTGGATCGAAATTCACTCGTCTTCTTGACTTCCTGCTTGAGCATTTCTCCGATTTTCACTTGCTGGCCGCCCTTCTGCTAATTTCCAGTTCCTTAGCAAGGGCTTCACAGGTCTGAGCGTGCTTGATCTTCTTGTCGGCATACTCATGCCTTGTTAGTTGACCTCGGTTCAGTTGCCATCCGCATGTGCACTTGTAACCGTGCTTTGCCATTCGTAAGACTCGCTTTCTCTTACCTTCTGGTAAGAACTGATGTAACGATTAAGATGCCAGTACCATTGTCATAGATCTTTGTTTCCCAGCCGTCAGGCTCTTCAGTTCTGATGTTCTGCTCGACGGTATAGAGAATGTGATTCTTGTCATCGACGTTCTTAGGCCAGATGACGAATGTGTACGCCGTGTCATCCTCTTCCGATGAATGCAGCTCGTACACAGTATTGATCTTGTCTCGAAGTCCCTTTAAGAACTCGAGTTCATCGAGATCGTTGCGTGTTGAAATTAGAGGCATCATGCTGTTCTCCTTTTCCCCACCGATACTTCCGCTTGAGCGAAAGTCTACGGTAGCACCTTTTCTAGATGGCCGACCAGCTGCCCTATAGCGGCCGGCCACCGTAACTACTTGGTAATCAAAGGCCTTAATAATTGGATCAAAACAGCTTCGGCCTTGATACTCGCTTGCGACTCTAAGGCCGAAATCCATATGGATACCCTCCTTTCAGCCTTATTTCCCACCGAGACTAACGCTTGAGCATTAGTCTACGGTAGCAGTCCGTCAAATTCTTATCATATAATTATTATAATACAACTTTTATCGGTTGTATACAACATTTTATACGGAAGTAAAACTTTTTTATCGTCGTAATCTGGAGTTATGAGCTTTTCAGGCCAGTACTCATAATCGTAAAGAGCAAGATTATAACCACCATCATCACCTGGCTTTTCTCCAAAAACCGTGCCATCGTGAGAACTAATCCAGACGTCTATTACTATGGGTTCTCTACCTTCTTCTTTCATCCAGTAATAGCCTTTTTCTTTCGGAATTTCTTTAGTCCAACTCATAGTTTGACGTAGCCCTTTCCAGGCTCTTTGGCCTTATTCTTGTTTTCTCTTTTTGCTTCCTCTTCTAGTAGTTGTAATTCATTTTCTGAATTACTTTCTCTCTTACTTCTGGATTGTGCAGAGTACTCGCCAGGATCGTATTCTCTAGCATCAACAAGACGAATGACATTGGCTTGACCTGATGGATCTACAAACCGATGAGCGTAATCAATATCGGAGATACGTTTCTGACCTAAACTTGGTAAAAGCTTTAAGAGTTCATTTACAACCACTTCAAGAGTAGTGTTAACGTCTACCCTGAGCCGTAGAGTGGCTTTCATTTGCTATTCTCCATAATTCTATTATATAACAACTTAGTATCGGTTGTAAACACATTTTTTATATGAAGATCAGGTAACATGAAGGTAACATCTTACGTGCCTAGGCACGTACCTGGCCGGAATACGTACCTGACTGTACGTACCTGACCGTACGTACTCAGAGGCATGTACCTGACTGTACGTACGCGCGCCGTACACGTACCTGAGAGCACGTACCTGAGGGCACGTACCTGAGCGCGTCGATTCGCCCGGGCAGGCACGTACCTGAGCGCATATACGTCAAGGCATTTTGCATCATCACATTTTTTAAAGCAATGAAAGAGAAATATAGCATTTTTCATCACAATGTTACTGTATGATGTAAGTTTAATCAAATCAAATACTTAATCAAAGGACTTGTAACATCATGTTACCTTTCATGTTACCGTGAACCTTGAGTCCCTAAATAAGACCGCGAGTCCTAGCCCTGTTGCCTTTTGTAAAAAAGAGTGGGATTTTTTGACTATTATGTGTGCGTCACACGTGCCTGCGCGTAGGGAGACAGAGGTGAATGTGCAATATGGCATTGAGTGATTTGTAAGTGTAAACATGCTATAATGGTAGTATACAATGATAAATGGGGCTAGTGGTTTCCGGTTCTTTTTCGTGAGATTTGCGGCGAAATCTGGGTTACCGTCGGACACACAGCTTCCGGTAAAACCAGTCAAACTTCGTAAATGCGTTTGATTGAGTCGGTTCTCCGTAGCCATTAATGACGGAGCACAATTTACATTCCACCAGAAAAGGGTTTCGATGGACTGCTGCCTTTTATCGCAAGAAGAGGTTGGTAGATTACAGCACTATGGACTTCAACCTAGTCACGATGAACACATCCACATACCAGCTGCGGCTGCAATCGAAGGTCTGAAAGACGAATCGCTCCTGTTGATCACGAGCAAAGAAGGCCGGAACTACGTAACACAGCAGAAGATGCACTTCCTTCGTGCTTTGCCTTCCGGCGACTCTCGGATCAAAGTCATCCAGCGAGTTGTGAGCAACCAACTGTTAGAACTCAAGCCTATACGCTAGCGCGGATCATTATTGATCTACGCGTGGATGAGAAAAGGGTAACATTTGGGTATACATCATAAAAATGCAGTGTATACCGTTCTTCACATTAAGTTAACAAAGTAACCATTTTATAGTTACTTATAGCATCTCGCGGTAACCCGCAGAAAGGAGCACCGTGGCCAGCTTCTATCACACGGATGACCCAGATGTCATCGACAAGAAAGTCGGCGCGAAGCTTTTGAGTGAGGGATACCGTCAGTGGTTAGGTCGTCTTGTACCCGAAGACATCCGAGAGCAGTTTGGCTTGCCTGAAGGAAGTCGGTGGGCCGACGCAATTGCTTCACAGACCATTCGACGAGCTTTGGCGCTTGTCGGTAAAGATAACATCTGCTTTACCGCGATTACCGAACTTCGTGAGTCGACCGAAGGCAAGACGCCAGAGAAAGTTATGGTAGCTCAAAATACGGAGCTTCTTGCTCTGGCTCAAGCAATTAATTCTGCGCCTGCTCCTGAGCCTGGGGAAGAACAGGATGAGGAAGCTCAGACCTAAGCTGTTTTGATAGCGCGACTAGCTCATTACCGTACTCTTCAAGGCGGGTGGCTTGTCTTGCGATCGAGACGGTCGAAAGCTCAGGGTTGAAAATCTTAAGAAAGTTAATCGAACGAAGAATTTCATCTCTAAGCTGAATGAATTGTGAAACTCGAAGATCATACTGCAGACGAGTAATCATTTCTCCTCCAGTCGATCAAGCATCTCGGTAACCTTTTCAACATGAGTCTGCTCACGATGATACGGCTTTCCGTAATACTCTGGCAAAGTGAGTGGTGCAGAAACTGGTCTATGTTTCCACTGGACGTACAAATCGGCGGACTTGTTTACAGCCCATTCGATCAACTTGCCGAATAGGTAGCCAGCAGCAAAGATCCAAGCGTCGTGGTTCATTTCAGCTTCCTCCGTGGCGTGATGCTGAAATCGTCCTCAATGACGTCGGTAAGACACTGAAGTCTCGATAACTGCTGATGAGCTTCAAACTCGGTATCGAAGTGAACGTTCGGTACCTTGTTCTCAAAGATCAAACGCCATTCGGTTCCAATGACAAACGTCTGATCTTTCGTTTCAGTCGTGATGTGAATCACTGTGTTCTCCTTTCCTTATGACCACCATGTAGATGAGCATAAGGAAAGGGAGGGCCTTTCGACCCTCCCCATCGGTTACGACGCTACGACTTCAGTTTCGACCTTCGGAGTCTCGACGGTAATCGTCGGGTTGACGATCTTCGCGATACCGAGCTTCTGCAGATGGTGAAGATGCCACATGCAAGAGGCTTTCACCCCAGCGTTCGCCGTCAATCCGGCTTTCGTGGCGAACTCGGTAACTTCATCGATCGTGAATTCACGATCCTTGTCCTGTGCAAGAGCGTTGATGACAATCTGACGCTGTTTGCCGCGAGGAGCGATTGCAGGAGCTGCAATCAACTGGTACCGACGTTCGGCAGGTGGAGTGCTCTTCGTTTTCACTTCAGTCGCAGCGGCCTGCACTGCGGGTTTCGGGGTTTCTGCAACGACTACGTTGCCATTGTCCTTCGTGTTGTTCTTTTCGTTTTTCATGATGTGTTCTCCTTGATTTGTTGTTTACTGCTATTATGATACCATTATAAAACAACTCATTTGAGAAGTACACAACTTTAATCGTGTACCTCTCAAACTTTAGTTACCGGCGTGAATCGGTTCGGGACGATCTTCATCAGCATCGTAGCCGTCCATGTTTGGTGCGACGTGGTTTTCAGACCACTGCCGGATTTCATCAAACATTCCGACAGCTTCAGCAGGATCGTAGACCTTAGCGTACTGAGGAACTTCGCCCCAGAAGAACTGGACATACATCCGACAGATACCCCACTTCACTTCACAGTAGTGCTTAGGCATGTTACTTCCTCCTGCGTTTAAACAGCGTGTAGGCGAGAAATGCGACGAAGGGCAAGATCAGCCAGTTGACTGAGGGTACGAGTACAAAGGTGATCGTCACTTTGCCCTCCGAGGAAGGAATACAGCCATCGCCATCAGCGTCACGACGCTGGCGATCACCGGGATTCCGACTGCGTAGACGTAGTTCATTTCCATTCTCCTTTTAGCGTCGTAGTGAGCGCTCTCCAAAGCTCGTAAGCTCTGGAGAGCGATCAAGCTACTTCGACTCTACGAATCCAAGCTTCTCGAGCTGGTGGAGGTGCCATCCGGCCGACTCAGCTGCAGCGAACTTTGTCTTCAGCTTGTCGCCTGCTATCTCGGCTACGGCCTCTCTGGAGAGGAACTCCTCTGGCTTGCTCCGGAGAGCGTCGGCCGTGGCCTGACGTTGCTTGCCCTTGAACGAGAGAGGGCAGGTGGGGAGGATACGGTAGGACTTGAGCTTGGCTGGTACGGCCTTGGGCTGCTTGATGATGGTGGCGGTTACGATGCTGCCGTCTGCGAGTTGAACTTGAGTCGTCATGGTTAATGTTCTCCTTGTGTGAATTAGCTTAGAGCAGGTGCAAAGTGACTGCAACGAAATACGCGATGACCGTGAGTGCGAGCATTAGCATTTTCATTTCGTTACTCTCCTTTTTTGCTGCTCATTAGCTTATGAATTAATAATAACATATTCCGAAACGTATACAAAACGAAATGTGTTAGCCGTCCGCCTGGTTTCCGGCGGCCAAAATCCGAACTCCAGATGAGGTAAACCATGAAACCCAAAACAGAAGTCAAAACTCCACAGTTCAGACTCGGATTGCTAGCTAAGTGGAAAGGAATTCCTCCTGCTTTTCCTGGTAAGAGACCTTAGCAACTAAAAGTTGTGATATAGTCTTCAAAATGTTACTGTGAAGGGAAAACATATGCTTCAGTTTCACTGCCACCGTTCTACTTGCCTTCATGACCTAACGACTCATGGTGGTGACAATTATAGCGGATCATCCTGCCACGAACCTGGTTGCGATTGCTGCAAGATTCTTAATAAACCAGAGACTGAAGCTGACGCCTGTGTGGTACGTGACAAATTAGTTGTGACATAATCTTCAAAATGTTACTGTGATGACAAAAGCTGAAGCAAGAATCTCGAGACACATTCTACTTGGCTGGTCTGATACAAAGATAGCCAAAGAACTTGGAATAAATATTGTAACCGTCAAAAGACATCTTCAAAACGTCTACAATAAAGTCGGTTGTAGTTCGAGAATTGAATTCATCAAATTTGCTCTTAACAGAGCCGATCTTCTTCAACAGATTTACGGAGTCTGAAATGGTTCCTTCTGGTAAATGCTTTTGTGGTCAACCAGGTCTTTATTATGCTGGTTCTCAACATTTCTGTGGAGACCATAAAGCCTTAGCTGTTGATACCGCCCGTACTAGGCAAGTGAGGACGGTGGCTGGCAGCCAGAGAATAGGACGCTTCCAGTTTGGAGAAGAAGAGACTAAAGAAGTTCATGTATGGTCGCTTGACCGGATCTTTCGTAGGAGAATAGACCGGCCCACGTACAACATCTAAAATTTTTCGGGGTGACTTTAAAGGTGTAACCGTGCACCAGACCTCCTGCTACGGTTGCAATGCGCGAAAGCGCAAAGGCTGGGCGGTGCTGCCGATCATCGCCCAGCATAAAGAAAGGATCAATTATGTCTATTTCGACGTTAGCAGCTTCTCTTCCAACAGCCAATAACGCTATTCCTAAAGTAGTTAGCCAAGAGCAGGGCGTAGGCATTATGGGAGCCTCTGGTCTGGTCGACGACGGCACTACACTGAAGTACAAAGGAAGCACAGTAGCTGCGGGCAGTGAGATCACTGGACTGACAGCGGGATTCATTCCTAAGGCGACGGCTGCTGATGCGATTGGAGCAAATTCATCTATTGACGATGGAGTTACTACTGCTAATGTAGTTACCATCGCTAATCCGGTCACAGTTCCCTACATCAAGACGACTCCTGTTACTGTGGCTTCTCTTCCAGCGGCTGTTACTGCGGGTGATGGCGCAAGGGCTATGGTGACTGACGCTACTGCTACTACTTTCAATTCAGTAGTTGCCGGCAGCGGTACGAACAAAGTTCCTGTATTCTCTGACGGTACTGCTTGGAGAATCGGTTAAGATCCTAACGAAAGGAGGATGAATCACGTGGAACGCAAACCGGAAGTTGGTAAACCGGTTGTGTGGCACGAATCTGATGGTACAGCCTGTGATGCACTAGTTACGACTGTCTGGGGTCCAACCATGGTCAACCTTGTAATCGTTTCAGTTGACGAAAACAAGCAAGATGGTTACGGACGTCAGATCGAACGTAGAACTAGCTGTCAGCATGGCTCTATCAACCAGGTTCACGGATTTTACTGGAGATTTCCAGATGAAGATCCAAACCCATACATCCCGCCTATTTCGCGGTAACTAACCTCCGTTGTTCGGGAATCGAGTAGAAACCCTAAAGCAGCGGCAAGGACGTGATTCTTCCTATGCCTGTATTCGCACAGTTTGGCGCTAAAGCGAGTAAGTTTGTTCGCCGGCACCCGAGCCAGGATAAAAAGTACACCCTATTAGAAGGAAGTGTTCGTAGTGGAAAGACCTTTGCTGTCGACGCTAAGATCATATCACAACTTTGCCTCTATAAAGTTGCTGGAAAAAGAGTTATTTGCGGCGCGACCAAACAGTCAGTCTATAAGAACATACTCCTCGACTTATTTCAGGTTGTCGGCAAAAAGAACTATGCATACAACCGAGCTACGGGGGAATTAGAACTTTTCGGTACGCAATGGTTCGTAATCGGAGCCAAGGACGAAGCTTCTTATAAGCAGATTCTTGGTATGACGATCGCCATTGCGATCTGTGATGAGTGGACTGAATTTCCGCAGAGTTTTACGAAGCAGTTATTCATGCGTCTCTCTCCTCCGGGATCGAGACTGTATGCCACTACGAACCCAGGTACTCCTCAACACTACCTGTACACGGATGTCATCCACAATGAAAACTTCACAGCAGACCTCGAAGTCATTCACTTTACTCTGGACGACAACCCGAATCTTGACCCCATCTCTAAGAGACAGATCATTGCCTCACAGAAAGGCGTCTATTATCTCAGGTACATCCTTGGACTATGGGTGGTGGCTGAAGGCGCTGTCTATAAGGACAGTTGGGACGACAAATTTCTGTATGACGATGGATTCCATCCCCCTGGTTTATTCGGCTCCGGTGGATTTACTCAGCATATTATCGCAATAGACTACGGAACACACAACCCGTGTGTCTTCTTAGAATATTTCGATGATGGACAAGTAACTTGGCTAGACAGAGAGTACTACTGGGATTCTGTCAAAGAAATGAGACAGAAAACGGATAGGGAATATGCTGACGATCTCGAGGATTTCATTAAGAAGTCACGCCGTGTTGCTCCAGCGCGTCCAATCCTTGTCGTGGACCCCTCAGCCACTTCATTCAAGGTTGAACTCATCCAAAGAGGCTTTATCGTTGTTGACGCTGACAACGACGTTCTCAACGGAATCCATCGAGTCTCTGAAGTTGAAGCAACCGGAAATCGCAGAGTCCGTAAAGATTGTAAGGAATGGCGACGTGAAAAAGGTCTTTACGCATGGGATGTCAAGGCTGCCGAAGACGGTACCGAAAGACCTTTGAAAGTAAACGATCACACTCAAGATGCCGACCGATACGCGCTCACGTATCTTTATCCTGAGTGGAGAATTCTAAATATTCAGAAAGTAGCTGACATCAGAAAGGCTGCCTAATGCCACGTTCTAGTACCAAAAAGAAAGCAAAGATCGCGGATAGTCTCTTTGATCCCGTAGATCTTGATGCTTTAAGACAGCTTCAGCCTGTGATGACTGACAGCTATCAGAACGTAGCAGCTCGAACTGGAAATGGTACTCCTAATTTAGTAAATACGGGAAACTATCCAATCGTTAGACTCACAGAGCAGTATCCTCTGATACTGAGTCTGTACCGCAGCTCATGGATTGTTCGTAAAATCATCGATCAAGTTGCTAACGATGTATTCAAAGCTTTTCCTGTACTAGATTTTGATCTTACGCCTGAGCAAGTTTCATTGTTCAGAAATGTTCTACTCAAGACCAGAACTATTCCTAGACTTCGTTCGCTAGCTAAGTGGGGAAGGCTGTTCGGCGGAGCTGGTGCCATTATAGCTATCGAAGGACACAACGATCTTCGTAAGCCACTGGAGCTTGATGATGTTGAAGTTGGTTCATACAAAGGTCTTATTGTGCTTGACCGGTGGTCGGGTATCATCCCGGGTCCCGAGATCAACTCAGATATTAATGATCCGGAATCTTTCGGGTTGCCGACCTATTACAATTGCATCATGGATGCCGGCAATGTCACAGTTCACCACTCAAGAATCCTCCGGTTTACAGGAAGAGAACTTCCGCAGTGGGAAGTCCAAGTCGAACTCTACTGGGGAATGTCGGAAGTAGAAGTAATCTTCGACGAGCTCAAAAAGCGTGATTATAGTTCCTGGAACATCGTATCATTATTGACACGCGCCCAGGTGCTAACGATCAAAGAACCGATGCTGGCTACTATGATGTCCGGAGCCGGTGCTTCTAACGACGCTTACAACATGTTCATTCAGCGCATGGAAATGATCTCTCAGCAGCTGAATAACAATGGTCTTCTTGTTCTTGGTAAGGACGGCCAACTAGACGGAAAGTCATACGGTTTCGGTGGAATCTCTGACGTCTACAGAGAGTTCATGAAAGATCTTGCCGCGGCAACTGGTATCCCTTACGAAGTTATCTTTGGTCGTAATCAGGGTATGGGCGGTGAGATGGGTAACAACGGAGGAGCTTCTCTTCAAATCTACGACAACATGGTAGAGGAAAAGAGAATCTCTGAAGCTAATCCCGTCATCGATAAACTTCTTCCAGTAATCTGTATGTCGTGTTTTGGTCAGGTTGCTGAGGATCTAGCTTATCACTGGACTCCAATTCGTGCTCTGACTGAGAAGGAACGTTATGATCTTGCTAAGTCAGCCGTTGAATCAGTTCTTATGGGTTACAACGCCGACTTGCTTACCAAGAAAGAAGCACGCGCAGAGCTTGCTAACGGTTCTGGTACTCACGGCCTGTTTAACATCACTCAAGAAGCTGTAGCTGCTACTCCGGATCTGTATGCTTCTGAAGTAATGATGGCAGAGCAATTCGAGCTTGACGGTGGAGATGACCTCGAAGCAGGTGGAGTTGAAGTAGGAGAGAAAACAGATCAAAAAAAACCGGGAGCAAGAGAAGGTGAGCAGCTTCCAGTAGAAGCTAAGCCTGTTGGTGTAAAGGGCTTAGTTTGGCACAAGAGTCGTAGACTAACCCAGGGAAAAGATAAACCTGCTGGAGCAGGAGCCGCAGCTTCTACCACTACGAAATCTCTCAATCAATCTGTGAGGCATTCGTTGAAACATGAGACAAAGAAACCCAAAAGATAGGAGGAAAGAATGCAACTGCCCATCGGAACTCCTCCGAAAATTGTCTCAGAGAAACGAGTGGGTCCCTTAGTTTGCTGTATTGAGTATCCTAAGGGAACTATGAGAGGTGGAAAATCTTGGAAGGGAGAGAGTCCTGCAGATTATGGCTTTATTGATGGCTATATCGGTGCTGATGGAGATGAGATAGATTGCTACATTGGAGATTGTACTGAAGCTCAAAGAGTCTACGTAGTGAATCAAACTCATGTTCACGCGAACGACGTATTCGATGAGCACAAAGTGATGCTAGGGTTTCAATCAAAAGAAGAAGCTCTTTCTATTTACATGTCAGGCCACAATAAGAGCAATGAGATCTTCCATAGCATGGTTGATCTTTCGATGCAAGACTTTGTCAGGTGGTTGAAGCATGGAAACCTTAACTACCCGCTCTCGAAAAACGTCGCCTTTTCTAGTTCCGCGTCGGTTCGAAGCTTCGTTTAGGAAGGCACTAGCAGTAACTTTAAGAGAGTCTATTCGTCAATGTCCAAGTTTCGAAGAAATAGATTCTTGGATTAATGAACTTTCTTTTGCTAGTAGAGATCCTAAGCTTAAAGAAGCCGCTCAGCGAATGTCAATGATTCTTGTACGAAACGTTAACATACACAACGTGTATGGCTGGCGTGAAACTGCACGAAACGTACGAGGAGGACTTCAGATTTTTCCTTACCTTTATGAAACACGTAAGGGTTCGATCGGAAAAACTATCACTCAGCAGATTCATACTACTACTGAGGCCATTACAAACATTCCTGAGCGAATTTCACACAGACTGGCTCGCCAAGCTTCTTATGCTAGATCTCAAGGAGCAACAGAGCAAGGGGTCTTTAACATTCTAAGGAGAAGCTTTCAAGCTAACATTCTTAGAAACATAGCCATGGTTGCTAATCAGAATCCTCATCTGATTAACTCCGAGCTGACTGAAGCAAGATCTGAAGATTTAGATGTTCAGTGCTTCATCTGGACAACTAGTCATGACTCTCACGTTCGCCCATCACACAGGAAGCTTGATGGCGTACTAGTGTTCTGGAGGGATCTTCCTTCTCCAGAGGCTTTAATAGGATTACCGGCTATTTTAGGTCGGTACTCACCGGGTCACTGTCCGGGTTGTAGATGTAGTCCTGAGCCTGTTTTACATGTGGACGATCTATTCTCAAATGGTAGCGCCAGAATCAAGGTCTACTACAATGACTCTATAGGTCAGCTCACAAAAGCTCAGTTAATGGAAATTCTGGATTAAGGAGTACTACATGGATTTAGGAAACACTGTTTTAGGTCAATTTCCACATCAAAATGTTCACGACTCTAAGATGGAATTGAGTGGCGGACATGGAGGTGGTAATTCGGGTGCAGTGATAAGCCCGGCTCCTGGTCTAGGATTGTCAGCTTATCAAGATCCTTCTGTTAAGGTTGATCCCAAACTTCCAGTAAGACAAGGAGGAAGCTAAATGAAGATCAATGGAGGCTATAGTGCTTGTTCGACTGGGCCTGTATGCGATCCAACTCCTGAAGATAGTTCATCCCATCACATTCCAATTACCGATTCCCCTATGGAGATGACTAGTTATGGTCCCCCGTACGCAATCGCTTCTCAAGGTAATAGTAGTAGTTCTGTTTGCGATTCTGCTTTTAGTGATCTGGAGCATAAACTCGCACACAAGCCTGGGGTCACGAATCCGGCGGGACTTGCATATGAGATCGGTAGAAAAGAGCTTGGAAAAGCTGAAATGACTCGGAGGGCCGTTGCTGCTAGAAAAGACTAGGAGAAATCATGGGTAGAGAACAAGTTTCTCTTTTCTATGGTCTAATACTTAGTCCGAATATGGAGATGACTCCAGAAGGGTATCTCATTTGTAAGAACGTACCCATCTGCCGTAGCGGATATCAAGAGTATTTTGGAAAGGAACTTGAAGGATTTCCGGGTTTTTCAGAATCTTGGGGTCTTGATAGGGATCTAAAGTACAAAGTATTTAGACCTAAAGAAGAGGTCTTACATCCTGACACAATTGCTTCATTCGAAGGTAAAACAGTAACAGACACTCACCCCAGAACGCAAGGAAACGTCCTAACTGTTGATAACGACGCTGAAGCTAATTGCGGTCACATTCAAAATATACGACAAGGCGAAGATACTCCTGACGGAAATGTTACGTTGGTAGGAAACCTTGTCATTAAAAATCCTGAGCTGATCGAAAAGATCAGACCGACAGGAGACCCGGAGTCTGGAATTCGTGACGTAAGTTGCGGTTACATTCTCCGTCTCAAGCGCCTTGCTGATGGTACCATCGGAATGTACTATATCCGAGGGAATCATGTAGCAGTAGTGGAAACTGGCAGGGCCGGAGACCGAATTGCAATTCTGGATTCGGCCCCGCCCGAAATCAAACAGAAGAAAAGGAGCAATATGAGCCTACTGGACTCGATTCTCGGGCGGGGTGTTAAGTCTGCTGTTGCTGACGCCACGGACGAGGATGCGGCTGAACTTGGCCATACTTTGCTCACACTCGAAACAAATGGTGTGGGAAAGAATGGTAAACCATCAAAGCGTGCAGCGGTCGATGCTGATCCTGCTGTTGACGAAAAGATGTGCTCTTACGACTCTAAGCACAAAGCAGCTCATGACGCACTCGATGCGATGATGAATGCTTCGAACGATGCTGAGAGAATGGGACATCGTAAAGCACTCGGTGATATGATCGGGGACAAAGCTCCTGAACCTGCTTCTGATGAGAAAGTTGAAGAGCTCAAGGAAAAAGGTGCTAAGGATGGAGAAGGTGCTGAAGACGCAATCGAGCCTGGCGAGACTGCAGCAGATGGTACCGAACCCGAGCGTATTGACAACAAGGGAGCGAGTGCTCTTAAGGCTGCGAATGACGCTATTATCGGTCACGTCAAAGCTATTCGTCCTCTAGTTGCAAGTTTTCTCACAATTCCACGTTCACAGCGTTCTGCTGACCAACAGGCCTGTGTTGATAGCTACAATGGAATGGTCAAGAGTCTGAACAGCTCTGGTGGCAGTGTCTATAAGGTTCTGGCCACTTCAAAGGTTCCGGATGGAATTCCCGCTATTGCCACGGATGCCCAGCCGAAGGAAGTTAAGTCCTGCAGCTGTTTTGATGGTGTTCCGTACCGTAAAGGTCTGGAGCGTCACCAGAATACTTGCCTCAAGGAAGGGAATAAGTAAAACATGCCAGCAACAGTCATTCCTGTAAAAGGACTATACCTAGGATTCGTTGGGAGCATCAGCAACGAGGGATATTCCCTTCGATCCGAGAGGCAAGTAAAGCCGACTGATACGAAGAGCATCGCGTTCGGTGAAACTGCCGTTCTTAACACTGACAACACGTATTCCAGTGTAGCTCAGTTTATTGCGAATAGTGGCACACTGACTGCCAGTATTCCAGTGGGCATCGCGGTCAGTAACGTCAACATCAACCCCACTTACAATGTTCAGGGAACAAATGGGGCTGTTACTCCTGGTGGTTCTTACCTTCCTGGTCAACCTTGCGATGTTCTCGTTCAGGGAACTATCAATGTTTACTGCGCGAACGGTACGCCGACTGCTGGTGGTAGCGTTTGGATCCGTACCGTGCTGAATGGTGCTGTTCCGAACGGTGTTGTTGGTGGTCTGGAAGCTCAGGCTGACGGATCTAATTCCGTACTTTATCCTAACTTTAAATGGAAGACTGGTTTCCTGGAAGTAGATGGTACGGCCCAGGTCACCATTCTTGCTCGTCAGATTCCGTAAGCGGAAGGAAAGGTCTAATAGAATACAATGAGTCTATCTCCACGTGAATATGAGCAGAATCTTCAAGCTCTGCGGAGTGGAAAAGTCCTTTCTGATGCTGCTGCGGCCGCGACGGGACAGTCCTTCCTCATGGCAGAGCTTGCCAAACTTGATCCTGTAGTTCGTCTGCCCCTTGAGAACTACACATACCTCCGTGATCTTCCCATTGATCGCGGCGGCGGATGGATCATGAACCACATTGCCCACAACGTAGATTTTCGCGGGCCGGCTGATAACTCAGCAGGATCTCAGACCAACGATTCTCGCGTAATCGAATACAACAACACTCAGGACGTCTGGCCTGTGTTTCCGTACCAAGTACGCATCAGGATTCCCATTGTGGAATCACTGCGTATGGCACAGGTTGGTCGTAGTCCTCAGGACCTCCTGGACAAGGGCGTTCGTGTTGATTACAGCAAGACTCTTGATCGCCGTGCCTATGCTGGTTTTAATGGCATCTATGGCTTGGTGAACAATCCTGGCGTGACTCAGACTGCTTTGCCGGCCACTGGTACTGGTTCTACCATGACCTGGTCGACGAAGAGTCCTGTTGCTATTCTGGGTGACTTCAACTTCATGGCGTTGACGATCTGGAACGCTTCTGGTAATGCACCTGGTGCAATGCCGGATCGGTTCCTTATTCCGCCGGCGCAGTACATTCAAATAACTGCTCCAATGGCTATTGTTGGTGGAGTTCAGGGCTATGCTTCAATTGCAGATTACGTCAAGAGGAACTATCTTGGCTCTGCCTTTGGAATTGAGCCGGAGTTTTATCCTCTGCCTCAGTGGCTTGATGGTCAGGGTCCAAGCACTTCACAGGAAATTATCGCATATAAGTACGATAAGGACTGCCTGTCTTTGGGCATTCCGCAGGAGCTCACCAGGTTTGGTGCGCCTCCGTCTATCGTATCTGGGTGCTTCGAATTCCTGTACCTGGCAAACATTGGCGTGGTTAAGATTAACCGTCCGCAGACTGTTGGCATTTTCTACGGCGCATAATCTTTTCCTGGCAAGGAACCTGCGGGTCTCTTGGGTAGGTCTTGGGGACCCGCAGTTTTTTTTAGGAGATTACGATGATTATTAAGTCAACTCGGCACGTTAATCTTCACTCTCCGTCCTTTAGTGGTACGAGAGCAGATCAACTAGGTTTAGTCCATGTCCCAGCAAATCAAGCAGTAAGAGTCCCGGATGACGTAGAAGATCATCCAGGTTTCGATTTGCTTGTGAAAGATGGAACAGTCACGATTCATCGCGGTGGAAAGAAGAACAGAGCTAAGAGCAGACCCACAGATGAACAGATTCAAGCTGCAAGGTCTCAAACAGACGTTAGGGGAAAAGAGCCTCAAGTTAAGCCTCTTGAAGATGAAGATTCTCCCCTTCAGACTTCTCAAACCGCCTCTCAGATTCCACAAGCACCAAGTGCTTCTTCGGATGATTCGGACGAACCGAATCAGGAAAAAGAGACTGCACCGGAACAGGAATCTACTCCGTCCCTGATTCCTAGTGCTGAAGCTGTAGATGAGGATGAAGACTCTGAGGATTCTGAAGATTCTCAAGAGGAAGAAACAGAATCGAAGTAAGGAGCTTATATGGGTACCTACGGGTTTCCGGACATTGCCGGATTCTATGATATGCTCTATGGTACTGCGGGGTTGGACTTCGGCAGTCTCACTCTAATGTACTTTGGTGGAGCATCCGGAATGGTATTCTCCGGAAACCCGCCATATACGCTAACAGATTTTCTAACTATCTATCCAAAGTTTTTTGGACCACCAACAGTTCTAAATGGACTGACTATTACTTTAGGTTCTCCTATAGTGACAGTTCCTCCGGGTTTGCTTGTTGGATTAGCTGTAGGTCAATTAGTAGTCAATCTGAACTCTTTTCCAAAAGATACTCTCATTGAGTCTATTGACACTAATACGAATACCATTACTCTTACAGAAGTTGCTATTGCTACAGATACGACTCTCACAGTCTATAAAGCTCCATGGGCGCCACTCATTGTGATGATGACGTATCTTGAGTTAGCTTTGGCTTCTGTAATGCAAGCTCGGTACAAGCAAGCTTGGTTCATGCAGGTAGCCTACTTTGTGGCTCACTATCTCACTCTCTACCTCAGAACTGAGGCCGGACCTAATCTTACAGCAGCTCAAATAGCTTCCTCTGGACTTACAAAGGGAATCATCGTCCACAGAGCAGCTGGCGATGTCAGTGCTTCTTCTAAGGTGGTTGAAGGCTGGGAACAGTGGGGAGCATGGTCTGAGACTCAGTATGGAGAATTGTTCATTACAGTGGCAATGGCCACGTGTTCTGGACCTGTTTGGGTGCCGTAATGCCTCCATCAAATAAGGAACTCATCGAGTTCTGGCGAGCTAAAAAACGTGGAAAAGAGGCTGTCGCTGCTCTAGAGAAGTCTAAGACTCCTAAAGCAGAAAAACTTCCAGTAGAAGTTATTCATAAAGGAAATGCTCAGAATTACTTCATGGGAATCAAGCAAATTGGTTCCCACATGTTACTAGTAGGCGTTCCTGGAGATACTTCAACTGCTTTCAGAAGACGTAAGGAAATTCAGAAAAGAATAGAAAAATTTACGTCTACTAAGAAAGCCAGTCTTCTAAAGAAAAAGAAACTCATTACTCTTAAGAAAAGATCCAATCTGAGTAATGCTTATCTTTTAGCCATGTTTGAAAAGGGTTCTCCATTAAAGCAACAACCTCCAAGATCAGTTTTAAAGGCTTCTCTGTTTTTCGCGCCGAATAAGAAACAAATTTCTGAGATGCTCGCACAGGCCGCGAAACTTCAATTAGACGGTCAATCATCTCAGGCACAGGCAATTCTCAAGAAGGTCGGAATCTTCGCTTCACAGGCCGCTAGAAATTGGTTCACTAATCCCGCTAATGGCTGGCCTGGAAATAGTCCTGCTACCATCAGAGCCAAGGGTTTTGATTCTCCTGGTATTTTCTCAGACACAATGAGAAAGGCTATCACGTATGTCCTCCGAGAAGAGAAGGTAAAAGATGAGTGAAGTAGATGATCTAGCATTTGTAGTTGATGATGGAGTGCTCTCAGAGTCATACTCAATCATTAGATCTACTGGCTCATTTCAACTTGGAGGATGGACTACTAGTTCTGTTACTATCCCTGGGTGGGGAGTAGTTTCTGTTGCTACGCCAGAAGATCTCGAAATGATTCCTGAAGCTGATAGAATCACAGGATCTATGGTGTTTCATTCTCAACAGAGAATATATCTAACTCAGTTAGATACAGAACAAGGTGATCCAAATGGAGGCGGTTCCAGCGGAATAGATCCAGATCAGAGAGTAAGTGACATCATCGATTGGGGCTACACCAAGTGGAGAGTTCTTCAGGTGTTCCCTTATCCCAATCGCAATTTCTGGAAAGCAATTGCGGTTAGATTGGCAGGAAACTAAATGCAAAGCATTCAGTGGCCTGATGGAAATCTATTTACCTCAGATGCCCATTCTGATAAAGAAATTGAGACAGTTTTTCAGTTCGTAGCGGCTCAACTGTTAGGTATTCTGGCTTCTCCACTTACACTGAATGTAGCGTTAGTTTCTGGTTCTCCCATTGCAACTCCTAGTCAACCTGATTTTCCAAGTAACACATGGTTGATTTATGCTGGAGAAACAGTAACAGGAACTGGAGTACCTTCTGGAGCTAAAATCATTAGTGTAGATCCATTGCTTGGAACATTCACGATGGACTCAAACGCTACGACTACAGGAGTTTCGTCCCTTGTCATAGCAGATCCATTAGCTTTTTCTAAGGTTAGAATCGGCTGGCTTAGACAGGGACAACCAGGTCCTAGTATAGATAAAGACACTCTTTTCATAAGATGTACTACTGAAGATAGTGCTTATTCTAGACTAAGAGACAATCAATTTTCGGGTTTAACTGGAACTTTTACAGATGTTTTTACTAGAATGTGGACCAGTCATTGGACTTTTTATGGTCCAAATTCTACTAACAACTGTAAATTAATTCAATCGGGTTTACTGAAATCACTGTTCGCTACAAAGTATCTAGCGGATAGTAATCTATACATAAATCCATCGATTGAGGAACCTTCTAGAGGACCAGAAAGATTTCAAGGTCAATGGTGGGAACGGCAAGATATGGTGATTGACTTTAACGAACAGATTACAGAGACCCTGACCGTTGGTACTGTAAAGTCTGTTGAGGTCAAGATCTACAATGAAACCGGTCTCCAGACAGACTTCACGGTCACAGCACCATAACACAGTTACGACGTAAGGAGTCACTGAAATATGTCATCTAATCCGTTACCTCTTAGCATAATCGCGGACGTAACTGTGGTGACCAATTCACCTCAAGTAGCCGCACCAACCTTTAATATGGGTTTGATTGTCGGTTCAGAAGCTGTAATTCCTTCTTCTGAAAGAACTAGAAAGTACCTTCAAGCAACCTATTCCACCGCAATGTTAACAGATGGATTCTCACCAACAGATCCTGCTTATATCGCAGCTGGTCTCTATTTCAGCCAACCTGAGCCACCCGCAGCTGTTTTGATCGGAAGACAAGATCTGACAGCTATTTCTGCTATTGCTATTAACGTAGCCGGTACCGGATGGGCTGTTGGAGATCATTTCAATATCTCTGGCGGCACTGGCGGTGTCGGAGTAATCCTAGCGGCTACTGCTGGAGTTCCTTCCTCTATCGGTATTCTCTTTGGATCCCAGGGAACAGGGTATGCAGTCTCTTCTGGCGAAACTACTACTGCTGTCAGTCCTTCAACTGGTTCGGGTCTTACTGTCGATATCACTGCTATCGGTGAGAGCTGCCTTCAAGCTTTTGAATACTGCCGAGCGCAGAATGCTGAGTGGTACCCCGGAATGGTATGCGGTGCGGCTAAGGCAGATCATATTGCAATTGCAGCATGGACTCAGACTCAAGTAGGCACTCTGTACTTTGGGGTTACTGCAGATTCAGATGTTCCAACTGGAACAGCTGGAAACGTTCTTCTGACTATTTTTGCCGCTAATTCCAGTAGAACATGGATGCAGTACGCAACAACTCAGGGTGGAACTTATCCTAACCAGCCTTATTTCGCTGCTGCTGTTATGGGCAGAGCGATGGGTTCAAATACTCAGCTATCAAATTCTTCCTTCACCATGAAGTTCAATGCCGGGCTTCCCCTGGTGAATGTCTATGTTGAGCCACTCACTACAACTCAAGTAGATAAAATCGAGGGTGTTACTCGCGGTGAAGGTCCTAATGGTAATCTGTATCTCAATTATGCTAACAAGTTTAGCATTCTTGAGCAAGGTACCATGATGGCAGATCTGGTCTTCTTTGATCAGATGCTTGGGTTGGATGTTCTAGCTGCTAATATTCAATTCAACGTGATGAACAAACTGACTACTTTGCCTAAAGTACCTCAGACTGATGCTGGTCAGCAGATTCTAGTTCAGGAAGTTGAAAGAGCTCTGGCTAAGTCTGCAGACACTGGTTTCATTGCTCCTGGGGTTTGGCAAGGTCAGACAATCGATGTTGGTGGAAATAACAAACTAGTTGCTGGACAGGCTCTACCACTCGGGTATTTGGTTCTTACTCCTAAATACAGCAGTTTGAGCCAATCGGATATTCAGGCTCGTAAAGCTCCTCCAATCTACGTAGCACTAATTGAGGCAGGGGCTGTTCATTTTGTTACGATCCAAGTTTTGGTTCAAGCATAGAAAGGAATATAGATGACAACCTATGCCTTTAAAAGTATTGTGGGAGCGTTCACAGATCCTGATACTGGAGCGTTCGCATTTGAGGGTCAGCAAGGTGTGAAAAACATTACGATTGACTACACAGTTGATCGTACTGTTCATGATGTTGCTGCAGATGGCACCGTCATGGTCAGCTATGTTTCTGGGAGCAACGGTTCCTTCACGCTTGAGACTCAGCAAAATAGCACTCTGCATCAGTTCTTAGTAAACTGGGCTAATACCAAGTTTACTCTGAGTGAAAATCAGAATGCTCAACAGTTCGCAGCGGCAGCAGTTAAAGTTGTTGATCTTCTTAGTGGGGCAATTCACATTCTCACAGGAGTTTCTCCAACTAAAATTCCAGATAAGCCATACGGTCCTTCAGGTGGTTTCTGTACTTGGAAGCTTATGGCTGCAAATGTAGTGACTATGTAAGGAGATTGAAGTGGAAAATCGGCAAACTTCAAGAACAGTAACTGTAGGGGAAAGAACGTTCGAGGTAAAGAAAATGGATCCCCGCACAGCCTGCTGGTTGTTTACAACTATGGGAAGCAGGTCTGAGGGAGGAAATATTCTTAGCGCTCTAGGTAAGCTTACCAGAGAAGAATACACGATGATAGAAACTGAGGCTTTGAAGAGAGTTTACTTCTTGGATACTAAGGAAGGAAACACATTTCCGACGGCTGTACTAGGGCCTTCGGGAACAGTTACCATGCCTTTAGAAGCAAATGAACTTCTTTCTCTCACAACTGAGTCGTTGGCATTCAGTCTTTCCCCTTTTCTAGTCGGCCCAGAGTCGAATTCACCGAACACTCAGAAGTGAACTGGGAACCGACAGAATATCCCAGCTTGGACCCGTTTCTAATGAGACCGGTCCAAGACGGGCTATGGAGACTCCATGAAACATTCGATGGAACATATACCATTGATGATCTGTTCGATGCTGTGGAGCTTCTAGACGTTCGACTAGAGAATGAGAACCGGGCCAGAGCCTGGAGAAGGTCGCAGGAAAAAGGCTAATGGCAGAAAATATTTTAGAATCCTACTTTATAAGAGTAGGAGCTTTGCCTGACACGGCCTCTTTTCACAAACTTGGGTTTGTACTTAAGGACACCCAAAAACTTACGGAGAATTTCACTCTTCAATCAGCTACTGGCTTCTTTAAATTAGAGGCGGTAGCGGTAGGCGCTTTATCCGCAATTGGACTGGGTCTCATAGGACTTGCGGATAAAACAGCAATGACCGATCAGTCTTACAGACTTCTTGGCCTCAGAATGCTGATGACTAAGGAATCTGCTCGAGCCATGCAGGTTTCATTGGATGAGCTCGGGGCTACGATTGATGAGGTTGCTTATGATCCAGAACTCAATAAGAGATTTCAATATCTCTATGAGCAGAACATTAAACTCGGCAGAGCCATGGGTGGCTCGTTTGATGAGAACATGAAGAAAATCCGAGATTATCGGATGGAAGTAAAGAGATTCACCACTGAATTCGAATTCTTACTTGGTGGTACAATTTCTAAACTCTTCGAAAAAGCCGGTCTGAGTTCTGATGATCAACTCAAGAAACTTCAAGATCTGAATGATTGGTTCACTTCAAATCTCCCTGCTATTTCTGATGAGATTTCTACTGATTTCGTTCCAGTTTGGGACGATGTCAAAGTAGTAATGTCAGACATCGGAAGTATGGTGAAAACAGCAGCAGGAGACTTTCAGTATCTATTTGGCGTTCTAGATGGTGATGATTCCATTCAAACTCAAGACGTGAGCGCCAAAAGCCTCCTGAAGACTTTCGATGATCTCATCAACGACGTCACGAAAATGATCCTAACTTTTGATCTACTTGGTAAAGTTGGCGGTCATTCTTTCATGGCTATAGCTAACTCTGCCTTTGCGGCTTATGAAGCAGTTAAAGCCGCTTACACTCATGGTAGTCTGGATGAGGCTAAGAAGTATATCAACAGAGCAGCTGACGAATCTGTTAAAGCAGCCGCTGATGTTAGGGATATGTTTACCTTTCAGAAAGATCAACAGGTAAACAATCCGGACTTTAAAGCCATCAACAGCTACAATTTGAGTCATACTCCAGTTAGACCAGAAGTCTTTAGTAGGGTTCCTATGGGTTATGGCGGTCAGGGAGTTACTGACATGAGATCTCTGGCTGAAATGGTCTCAAAACAGACTGGAATTCCTTCTAATCTTATATTGGACCAGTGGGCTCATGAAACAGGTGGATTTACTAGCTCTGTTTTCAAATCTAAGAATAATGCAGCTGGAATCGAAAACTCGGATAAGACTTATCGTGAGTATTCGAGTCTAGAAGATTTTGCTTCTGACTATGCCAAAATTATCACTAGTAAGAGATACAAATCTCAAGGAATAACTGAAGCAAAAGATATCGAACATTTTGCTGAAGCTCTTAAAAAGGGTGGATACTACGAAGATACCTACAGAAACTACGCTGCCGGCATGCAGACTTGGGAAAACAAACTGTCCTCAGGTGACGTAAACGTTCACATAGGTCAAATAGTAGTTCCTCCGAATAGCACGCCAGAACAAGCGACTCAGGTTATTTCCTCCGGTCTCAGAGATGCTCTAAGAATCCGAGATCAGAGAACTATGGCCCAAACAGCTGGAGGAGCGTTTCATTAATGTCAAGCGGAATTTTTCTCCCTTCGGCTCTTTCCTTGGCGGCTTTTACGTCAGAACAGATTATCTTCGGATCCTCTGATGCGCCTCAAGTAGAGATTGAAGGAGGAGTTTGGACTCCTCCACAGTACTCACAGCCAGCACTTACTATTTTGAGTGTAATCCAGCCTCCATTTACAATTAGCCCCAGACAAGGTTCTCCTGTTCAAGTTGACTACATTTTTGATGCTGTCTTCAAGATCACTCATTCTAGAAGACTAAGGAAAACCTCCCACCCTGTTCTTACCGGGGCGAATATTTCAGACCACGCATACATAGAACCATCTAGAATAACTCTAGAAGTTGGAATGTCAGATGCCATGGCATCTTACTCTCAAGGTGTGTGGACTGGGTTCTCTACTAAGAGTATTTCTGCTTGGCAAGTAATTAAGGGATTTCAAGTAGGAAAGACTCTGATAACATTAACTACCAGACTGGACACTTACGTTAACTGTCTGCTCATTGATGCTACTACTCCTGATGATAACAAAACTAAACACGCTTTGAAAGCGTCTTTAGTTTTAGAAGAAACATTATCTGCTAGCGTTGCTTCAGTTCAGACTGTTAGTGCTAGATCTCAAACAACAGGCAGTACTTCAAATGGAGTAATTCAGTCAAGACCACCAAATTCTGCTCAACTAGAGCAAAATGCTCTTCCATCTGACCTGTACCCGAATGTGAAAACTTACCCACAAATTCCAGGATCAGGAGACGTCAGTAGTAACAATTGGAGTAGAACTGTTAATTAGGAGGAAGGATGGCTCTTCAAGTAATTCCTCTGACCACCTCTCCTAATCAACAGGCTACTGTTCTTATTACTGTTGATGGAGTTTCTTTACAGTTGAATATAGCTGTGAAGTATAATCAGATGGCAGGATACTGGATACTAAGTATCTCTGACGCTAGTGGGAATCTTCTTATAGATTCAGTTCCAATGCTCACGGGAAGTTATCCTGCCGCCAATATACTAGCTCAACAAGCTTATCTCAAAATTGGAAGCTGGTACATTGTGAATGTATCCAATTTATTTCCTAAGACAGGAAGTAACACTGGATATGGTGAAGGATTCTATGGTTCAGGTCCTTATGGAGGAGAAGAAGGATTTGGTGGGTTAGACTATCCTAATGACACAAACCTAGGAACAGACTTTCAGCTCTGGATAGATGATACTCCACTATTTTAAGTGGCTGGATAGTAAATGTGCAAATGCCGGATGATTAATTTATCATTGCATATATGCACAAGTTAACCCTTGGTATCCCTGGATTTCCCTGGTGTGACCCTGGTAATTAACAAAATGATCAAATGGGTGATATTATGTCAACTGCGATAACTTCTTCAAAGATTCCGTTCTTTGGAAGAGCGTGGTCCTTGACTATCACTCCAAATGCAGGTCCTAGTGCTGGAACTCCTATAGTTATCACGAGTGATACCTTTGAGCCAGAAGCACTTCGAATGACCTTTGAAGTAACTCAACTTGCATTTTCTGCATTTTGGCACGCTGAGATTACTATTTGGAATGCTAATGGACCTATCAGCTCAGGACCTTCAAAGGGAATAAATCTTTACCAGGCTATCATTCAGGAAGGAGATATGGTTACTCTGGCAGCAGGTTACCAATTCGACTATCCTCCTCCATCAATTCCTCCTGTTATTTGGAATGGTCCCATTTTCTACACTATTCAAGATAGACCAGATATTGTAGATCAGAGACTGATTATTCACTGTCTGTTAAACCGAGCCTTAACGACTCAGAATTTTCTCAATGCCACACTCCCAGCTAGGTCCACTCAGTTTAGCCAAGCTCAGTTCATTGCAGAAAATGCCGTTAACAAAATTGGAATCAGACAGTCTCAAGTCCAATCTGCTCTTGCTGCAGCTAAACCCCAACGAGGATCAGGTAACCTACCAAGAGCGAAAACTTATTTTGGAAACCCACATCACTACCTGAACAAACTAGCAGATCAAGCTAATTGTCTTTCATGGTTTGATGCTACTCACTGGAATATAGATACTCTACAAACTCCTACCGGTCCATTAGTAGGTACTTATGCTCCAGTGATTCCATTAGGTCCGCCACCTCAAACAGCTAGTAAAGTTTCTTTCACTTTAGTAGGGCATCCCAGACAAACACAACTAGGTGTTGACTTCAGAATTTTGATAGACCCGCTAGTGCAAGTGGTAGCTCCCTTAGTGAAAGTTGGACTTGCTATTCAGTATATCCGTCAAGCTCCAATTGGATATCCTCTTTCTAAAGGTTCATTTCCTCCTCTTCCACTTGTAGATCAATATGTAGTGATCGGTGTCTGCATCAGAGGAGACACGCGTGGAAATGAATGGTACACAGAAATTACTGGAGCAGCTCAGATTCTAACTGCAATTCAATTGCTCGGTCAGAGCGGTCAGGCAGATGCAACAGGAAACTAACTATGATTTCAATTCAAGAGAGACTAGGTTTAAGTACAGAGTCCATAGAGGGAGCTTTATGGCAGTGGGCCTGTATGATGCGCACAGCTATACCTGCGTACGTAGTCTCTTTTGATCCTGACAAGCAGACCATTGTAGCTCAGATAGCTCTTCAGGAAATTGTCCTAAAGCCACCTCCAGTTACTACGGCGACTCCTAATCCTGGTGTAACTCAAAATATTCCAGTCAATGAGTCTATCGATCAATTAGAAGATGTTCCTATTATTATGATGAGAGTTCCTGGGTGGTCTCTTACTTTTCCCATAGTAGAAGGAACTGAATGTCTTCTAATTTTTGCTGACATGTGTATAGACGGGTGGTGGCAAAATGGAGGAGTTAATCCTCAAGCAGATAAACGGAGACATGATCTTTCTGATGCTTTCGCCTTATTTGGTCCTTGGTCTCAGCCGAATAATATTCCAAACTATTCTCCTGACTCTGTGCAGCTTAGGTCAGATGATCTATCTGTGGTGGTTAGTCTCAGTCCTACTAAGATTTCTATCACAGCTCCTGAAATTGATCTTTCAGCCACAGGAGATATAAAGATCCAGGGAAAGAAAGTTATCATTGCTAGTGACGATGTGGATACCACTATAGATGGAAAAGTCTTTCTTACTCATACTCACACAGGAGTTGCTACCGGTGGTAGTGACTCAGGACCGGTGACACCGTAATGGCTACTATTACAGTTCGCGCATTGGACCCTGACACTGGAGAACCCTTACAAGGAAATGGTCAGGATAGTTTCATCTCTGATCTTCAAGCCGTTACTCAGATAATCGGAACCAGACTTAAGCTATTTGAGGGTGAATGGTTTTTAGATCTGTTAGATGGATTACCACTATTTCAGAATATCCTAGGTTCTTCAGGATCTGTGACAAATCTGAAAGTAGTAGTTAACTTAATTTCTCAAAGAATTAAACTGTCTCCGTTCGTTACGCTAGTAAGTAACGTTAAGGCTAGCTATGAAAGTAGACAGTTTAAGTTTTCTGCTCAGGCTGAAACTCCGTTTGGAACAGTTTTTATTGTGAGTTCTCCTGGTTCGTCAGCTTCACTTACCGTTTCTAATTAGAGGAATCCATGACATACTTTGCACCAAAGGTGACATCTGCTGGTTTGTCGATTCCTACGTTTGATGACATGCAGCAGGTTCTGATTGATGCTTATCGTGCCTGTTATGGAGCTACTACCTATCTTGGAAATGACTCAGCCGACTATCAGTGGATAACTGCGCTAACTCTTAAACTCAATGATAACATGAGTTTGTGTCAGCTTGAGTATAATCAGAGATCTCCACTGACTGCCATCGGCTCAGGTCTTGATAGTATCATCAAACTGAATGGAATAGCAAGAAAAGTTCCTACTTTCTCAACGGCTATCTTAGTTTTGTCTGGTGCTCCTGGAACTCCCATCAATAATGCGGTTGTTGCGGACATTAACGGTGTTCTGTGGATTTTGCCAGCCACCGTTACAATCGGACCGGGCGGGACTGTTGGAGCTATTGGGACCGCACAACAAAGTGGAGCCATTAGTGCCGATCCAAACACTATTAAATTTCCTGTGGGTGGGTTCACTGCTGGCTGGACAGGAGTTACAAATCCTTCTGCTGCTATTCCTGGAGACATACCTGAAGCTGATTCTCAATTAAGAGCAAGACAAGGCATATCTGTAGCTCTTCCTTCACTTACAAGACTGGCTGGGACGATCGCAGATCTTCTTGCTACTCCTGGAGTTACACGTATCAATGTGATTGAGAATCAGACGAACGTCACTGACCCTTTCGGAAATACAGGGCACTCAATAACGTGTGTAGTTGAGGGTGGAACTGATCTAGCCGTAGCCACTTCTATTTACAATAACAAGGGAATTGGCTGTAATACAGACGCAGCTACTGCTACTGCTATGACAACGGTTAACGTTACTGATCCAAATTCTGGAAACATTACTCCGATCAGTTTCATTAGGCCTTCTTACGTTCCAATCTACATCAGTCTTTCAGTTCATGGTATAACTTCTGCCTTCAATTCTGCTATGCAGGATGACATAGTAAATGCCCTTGCAGCCTATCTAAATGGGCTTAAGATCGGTGAAGCAGTTATCTTTAATGCCCTCATGGCAGTAGCAATGTCAGTTAACAAGAGTCTTCTGTCGCCTGATTATAAGGTAACAGTTATGACCACTGGAATAGCTCCTTCTCCAGTAGGTACAACTGACATCGTTCTTAATTTCTGGGAAACTGCACAAGGTATCGTGCCGAACATTATTCTGACGGTGGTGTAAAATGTCCACAACACCTGTACAGATTCTTCCTGTTCCTTACTATCTGAACCTACTGACTTCAGAATATAGCTCTTCAGCTATTTTTAAACAGTGGCTGCAGACACTTCTCAATATTCTGGATGACATCTCAAATTGCCTGATAGAGATAAACGGCGCTTTTGATCTGGATGTTGCTATCGGAGTTCAATTAGACGTTTTAGGTCAGATAGTAGGAGTATTTAGAACTGTTCCATTTCAGCCTAGTGCTAGTGTTAGTCCAATTTTGGATGACACGACTTACAGACTTCTAATCAAAGCAACTATAGCAAACAATCAATGGGATGGAAAGATTGGCAGTCTTTATCCAATTTGGTCTCAGTTATTTGCTGGTGGACAGATCATCATTCAAGATAATCAGAACATGAGTGCTAATATTATCTTGACAGGAACCTTTACTTCAATCATTCAAGATCTAATCACTCATGACATGATTGTTCCTAGACCCGAAGGAGTTCAGTACAATTACTTCATCGTTGGTCTTCCGTTCTTCGGATTCGACAGAGACGATGCATTCGTCGCCGGTTGGGATACCGGTAAGTGGAGTTAACCAATGGCTGGTTCGAATAATTTTCTTCAGTGGAATCCTGGTCAAGCTAACCAAGAATCTGATGCAGCATACCTAGCAGATTCTCAGAGAACGGGCGGAGCTCCAACTGGCAACATTTTCCCTTCTCAAACTGGTAATAAGCTTTACTACCAACTATCTACCTTCGTAGCCGCCTTCGCTCAGATGATGGCTACGAAGGGTTTCAACATGCTAGATACAAATCTAGCTACTTTAGCTTCCGTTCTTTCTGCCGTTCTCACCACGGCTGATCTAGCTGGGAATATTCAGAGTGTTCCATTTTCTTCCACAGTAAATCTGGACTGTTCTAAGTTTAATGGTTTCCAGATTTCATTAAATGGAAATGTTTCACTGAATCTTTTCGGAATGGTACCTGGACAAAAGTTAGTTTTCATCTTTATTCAAGATGCTACTGGTGGAAGAACTGTAACATTTCCAGGAACTTGGTTTGGACAGTGGCAGCCAGATCCTACTTCTAATGTAGTGAGTGCTATTGCTGTTGAAGTAGATGCTTCTGGTACAGGATTCAGACCTGTTGGACCTATGCTTACTGACGTAGGTCTAGTCAACACCCCTATCAATCAGAGAGGAACACCAGCAGCAGCCAAATTTCCTACTCAATCAGCAGGAGACAATACAACAAACGCAGCGACCACTGCTTTTGTTACTGCGGCAATAGCAGCTGCTATCTCAGCTCTTGGCATCACAATTACTGGAAACTCAGTAAGAGTCTTTGGATTGATCTTTAAGTGGGGTGAAACCTCTGTAGGTTTAGGGGATATTCCCGTTACTTTTCCAGTGTCATTTCCAACTACATGTTGGCAAGTAATGATGACAGACAGTGGAGATGATGGAGACTTTAATTCGAGAATTTGGCTGGTTCATGGAATTAGTGCTTCGGGATTCATAGCCCACACTAATGGAACTGGTTCTGGTAAGTGGTTAGCGATTGGACACTAAGGGGAAAATTGTGAAAAGAATTCTTTGTTTGCTAGCGGTGCTTATATCTGTAGTAAGTGTAAGCGCTCAGGTCATTACTACTCCAAATGTAGGTCTTCAGCTTCCTCCTGCTGGGTCTACAAATTGGAATCTTCCCCTTAACTATAACTTCAATCTTCTCGATCAATTGTTTGGCGGTCTTAAAACTGCCGGTTTGAAATTAGCCTACCAGCCTATTCTGTCTACTGGAACTCCAAGTGCCACTTGCAACGCAAACAACAAAGGTCAAGTTGACTATGACACCACGACTACTCCTTGGACTGAATATGTTTGCGATGGAGTTAGCGCATGGCATCAGGGTGGTGGAGGCGGTAGCGGCGGTCCAACCACTTGGGGAACTATTCTAGGCGTTCTTGGAGATCAAACCGATCTAGCGGCTGCCCTAGCGGCTAAAGCAGCAGCAACTTCCAGCATTACTATTAACAGTACTACTTGTCCTCTTAATGGAAGCTGCACTATAGCATCTGGTGGGACTACTGTTGTCGGGCAAACTAACTACGGTTTAGGAAGCCCGGGCAGCGCTCAGATGGCGGCGTTCGGCGATTCAACAATGCCTGGTAGCATTCTGTGGCGTTCTGGCGCTCCGGTAAATGGAACTGGAACATTCGACTGCCCTGGCTCAGGATCTCCTCCAGGCAATCAGGGATTAACTTACTATAGATCAGATGCTGTTAATGGAGTCTACAAGATATATTATTGTAGCATGACTCAACAGATCTGGATTGAGGGACCAGCATACTCATCCACCACAACGATGTTGTTTCAGAATTATAACCAACAAAGCCAGTATAGTTACGGTTCTGGAACTTATCCGTATGCTGGAACTCCGTATTCGAATGATAGCGCACCACTAAACACAGGTAACGCAACAACACCCGACGTGGGTGCTATTGAGATCTTTCCGAATGAAAATCCTCCTGATGTTGGTGCTCCTGACTACTACACTCTTTCTGGTGTGGCCGACAGTTTTAATCACGGAGGAATTTGGGGTCATAGTTACAGCAACATGGATCTGAGTGTTCGTGGAGCATCCATCGCGAATTGGATGTGGCTAGGAACACCACTGCATGGTAAGTATCTTGCTCGAAATCAGACTAAGGGCGGAACGGGAACGTGGACGGATTTTGATCCATCGTCTGCGACCACAACTGCTACCTGGACGGCCGGCGCAACAACAATGACTGTTGCTTCAGCCACTGGTATCTCCTTTGGTCAGCACGTTGTTGATAATACAAATGGGGTCAGTCTTCCGACACCTGAGGTAGTTATCGGAGTTTCCGGTACGACGATTACCTTGAGTCGCCCAACGGTAGCAGCTGGATCATCTGATACAGTTCAGTTTTGGAACACCGGTAATTCTCCATATAGGCAGGGAGTAGCTACTTGTGGCACGACCGGAGCAACATTAACTTTCAATTTTCTTCCTGCCTCTGGGTCAATGTACCTAGCCTGGATAGTTACTAGTGGCGGTACAGCCACAGCCACAATGTTAATAGATGGTGTAGATTCTTATTCACTATCAAATAACGTTCTCGGCACATGGGACACTCCACACCTTAGTACGATGTGGTATGGACAACGTTATCCATTGACTGGAACCAGCACGCACACTGCAGTCATCACTGTGACAGCTGGCTCATTCTGTCCACTGTTTGCCGTGACCCCAAAACCAGCTAGCTGGTACGGCATGGCACAACCTAAAGTAATGGCTGGAATATTTCCGCCACAAAGCGGTGGATATGATTCTACTGGGGCAATAGTACTCAATGCCCAGCAGCAAGTTACAGCTCAGATGGTTAGTGACGGGTTCAACATGATACCCGTTGATATGTACAATCTCACGTGGCCTGAGAGCAAAGGTTCTACAGGATGGTGTGAGTACAACTATCCATGTCCTTACGCTGGTACAGGATTGCAGTCAAATCAGGCAGCAGGACCACACTTTAACTGGCTCGGAAACAGAAACAATGCCTATGCGTTTCTAGGTAAAGCTGGCCGGACTACCGCTCAGTTCGTAGAGGGCGGTATAGATGGCATTCCGTTTTGCAGTACATTTGCTCCAGCTCATGGCGATTACATCCAATTAGATCCAGTTTCTAACTGCTGGATTACAGGAACTTCAACAAGTGGCGTACAGTGGTCAGGAGCGTGGAGTGGGTCTTCTGCATACTCATCAGGAACAATTGTTTCTTACAATGGTAAGGGATATATTTCGAAGAATAGTATCGCAGCTCCAGGCTCTCCTTCTTTGGTGCAAGCCAACGGAGCGAGTGGGAGAAATGTCTCTCCGACTAGCAATGTAACGGCTGGTCATTTGCTCATCTATCAGATGGGATGCCGGAACTGTACTGGCTCAGGTCTGGTCCCAACGGATACGCAGGGGAATACTTGGGTTAAGAAAAACGAGACAACCGCAAACGTCAATAATTTTGGAACAATTACTTACATAACTACGGCTTCAACATCAGGACCGATAACGATTACTGGTCCGGCAATTGGAGACGTGTTCATTCATTCGGCAGTTGCGGAATTTTCAAACGTTGGAACTACCATGGAGACATCCTTTGAGTCTAGTGTATCCACAGGCCAAAGTTTCAGTCCTCCATTAACAAATGCGATTTCAGCTCTATTTGTTTCGAATCTTTGGGTTTCTGCATCTGTGACGTTTACAGCTGTTGGCTCTGGAATGGCGCTGATTCCTGCAAGCTACTCGAATGATGGCTCCACATCAATGGAGATGGCTTACGCCTTTAAATCTCCTGGAACTTACAGTTTAGGAGAAACTTCAGGTACTAATTTCGTAGAAGAAGTATTCGACCAAACTTCACTCAACACGTCACCTGATCTGGACACAGCCAACTGGTTTCCACTGAGCGGTTCAGGAGGTACAGTGACATACACAACCTCCACTACAGCCTCTACCGCTGACACCGGTAAAACTGTCATCATGAACTGTGCGGCTCCCTGTGCCTATACGCTGCCTAACCCGCAGCCATCAAGCACTTGGTCAATCCGTTTACAGTCAATTGGTTCGACTACAGCAACGGTGGCCCTTGGAAGCTCCATGACATACAATGGAGGAGCATCCGTTCCAGTACTGCCCAAATACTATCAACTTGCCATCTCAGCTAGAACGAGTCTTGCTACCGACTACAGTGGAGATATCCCACCAGTGCAGGGAACAAGTATGACGATTATACCAGCCTCTAACGGTATAACGTACTCCTCTACTGCGGTCGGTGGTTCTTCAGGATTATTTTCCGGATTGTTGACTGTTCCAACTACGTCAAGCATGGGACTGAATACGTACATCGGAACTTCTCTTGGTTCCTATACGTATAGCAATGTTGCAAATGGGGTAAAGATTTTCGATGTTTCTCACGCAAGCCAAGCGAACCCGTACATCGAAGGGCAGGTAGCTGCTTATCCAGCTACACCATTTACTGCGACTATGCTTGTCTCAATCAATTCAATGACATTTGGTGGAACTTATCCCGCTCTCGGATTCATTGCCACTAATAACACTACTACAGGAGCTCTCTATCAAGGACTTGGAATGTCTTATCAAGGGGCTTTTGATGCAGGTGGACTTTATGGAACGGGACTTACTTCCTACACAGGTACTCTAGGTGGAGGATGGGTGAGCATGTTCTATAGTCCATATTACTGGATGAGATATGCTGACAATGGAACCACGATCACCTTTTCAGTTAGCCTAGACGGTCTTATCTGGAGAGTTGTAGGAACTCCAATTACCAAGTCGAGTAGTCCGCTAAATGGAGCTTATAACTTCTTTGGAGTTTTCATAGATAACCAGACTTCTTCAGGAAATGATGTTGGAACCATCATACAGAGTTGGACGATTCAATAAGTACGCCGCCTATACTAACAGGGGAGACCGTAAATCATGCCATACGACTGTAATGACGAAGAAGGGTGTAGAGATCTAAATTCGCTTCGTCGAGACTTCAACGAGAAGCATGCTCAAAATAGAAAGGATATACATGCTTTAAGAAACGAACAGCAGAAGCTTCTCCTTAAACAGATAGAACTGGAGTTGAAATTGAATCCAATTGTTGGTAACGGAAAGCCTGGCCTACTCGATAAGATGTCTGGCCAGATTGCTGCCATTGCCGAGGATGTTCAAAAAATCGTTATACGCCGGGCTGCTGAAATAGGAAGTAAAGAAGGAGAGTTAAGAGAAAAAAGACATCATAGCCGAGCTTCTGACAAAGCAATAGCTATTATTGGGTTATTGTTAGTTTTAGCCCAGGTGTATATCATGGTTAGGGACTCCCGTAGGCAAGACTCAATCGATTCACTTACTAACATCATTGAACGTCAGTCAAAATCTTTGCAAGATCTTAAAACCCAAGGAACCGAAATCAAGAACCAGGTGAGGGAAGGCAGATGAGCTCTTTTGATACAACCGATGTTATAGCCGCATGTCATGAGTATTCCCCATTACTCAAAGTCCCCGAAATTTTAGATCCATTTAAAGTCATGCTAGCTATCGCTGCGGTTGAATCAGGTGGAGCAGATCCTAAATTCGCTGGACACAATTGTGGTCCAAGATTCGAGGCTTCCTATTACATCAACGGTTATACTTATCTAAGAAGCGTGGGGGTCAGAGCTTTGGTAGCTAAGTATGACAAATTAGGAGCTAGTAGTTTCGGTCCTTGGCAGATGATGCTCGTAAACTTTAGAGATCGAAATCCTGATGATCTTTTGACTAATCTCGATTTCTGTGCTCAAGACTTCGTAGCCTTTTTCAACAGCTACGTTAACCATCAACATCCAACTTCTTTGGACGAAATCGGCGAAATATGGAATGCTGGACACAAAACTTCTGATATTCCGTACACGACGAAACTTCAGAGAGCTTACAAACTAATCTGAAAAGAGGTCAACATGAGAAAAACACTTCTACTTCTTTTGACGTTGTTTGTACTGCCTTTTGCTCTTCCGGCACAAGCAACTCAAACGGCTAGTCTTAAATGGACGATGCCAAGTACTACGGTTCCTTACGCATTTCGAGTTTATGACATTGCTCTGGCTTCTGGTCAGACCACATGTCCTACTTTTTCTACTACAACGTGGAAAGTAGCTCTGGATTCGATTGGTTCTTCTACTCCGAATGCCTCTATTCCAAACCTTACTGCTGGCGTCACTTATTGCTTTGCTGTGACAGCCTACAATAACATGGGATCGGGTGGAGAGTCGGGACCTTCTAATCTACTGGTTCTTCCGGACCCTACGTCGGGCGGAGGAAACACCGGCACACCTCCGTCCCCCAACACGTTAACAGGGAGTCGTCAATAGAGCTAGCCGGCTATAGGAGGTAAGATGAAACTTTCCATTAATTTAATCGCTCTGTGCGCTATGCTGCTAGGCACAGCGGTTGTGGTCTACATTTTCTCGGCCTCTCGAAATGATCCAGGCTTGAGAATTGCTGCTTTGACTCTAGGCGGTACAGCCTCTGGTACTCTTCTAGCTATAGCTTCTACACTTCTTACTGGAAGAGACTTGACCAATCGTCAGTCTGACCTACCTCCTGGAACCACTCAACTTACACAGGTTCCTCCGAATAACGCTACGGTGAATGTCGCTGGTAACACGATAAACACCCCACCTACACAGGAGACTCCATGAAGATTTTCGGCTTATTTGTCATGAGTCTAGTATCCTTAGTACTCATCGGCTGTCCTGAAGGTAGTCAATCAAAAGCGGCTTTGGCTTCTCTTCAGGTAACTCAGGTCATTCAGACGTCGCAGGATGCAGAGATCGCTGCTTTTGATCAGCATCTCATTTCTCCTTCCGATCACAAATTCATCCAAGAACAGTTCAAGACAATAGCTACTCTAGACAAATCCGCTAATGACTGTATTAAGTCGGCGAGCAGCCAAGGAGCTGTCGTAGTCTGTGTCAATACCGCTATTAGTGGAATCGATCAAGTATACACTAATGGCGGTACTTTCTTGAAGTCGTCACAGGCAAGATCTACTTATCAGTTGGCTATCTCTTCTATTCGAGGAGTTCTTGCTGCGATTAACACTATGTTAGGCGGGACTGCTCCACCGCAACCTGCCTTTGGAGGTGCTCAGTGACAGCTGAAGAAATCACCAGTCTACTCGGCTTGGCGGAACAGATCGTTCCTGGCGTGATCAGTTTGGTTAAGACACTCAGAGCGAATGGAGCAGATACCACAAATCTAGACCAGATGCTTGCTCAGGCGAATGCTAATGATGATTCTATCATTGCAAAAGCTGACGCTGAAATCAAAAAGGTAGATGGTCTGTAAAGAGTACGTGTTATAGATCGATTATACTATATTCTCCTGCTAGACACGTACTACGCCCTGCATCTCTTCGGAGGTGCAGGGCGTTTTTGTGTTTCTATTTAGGTTTATATCCCGCTCGTATTTCTAATACAGTTAAAGCTTCTGGAACATCCAAAATTCCACTAATATCTGGAGCTACATAGTCAGGGCCTTTAGGAGTTTTCGTTCCATATTTCTGGCCTGGGGAAACGGGAGCCGGTGTCTTTGTCATGTTACTATTATGGACTTCACGAAAAACTCTTGCTTCGGGAATTCCGTATGTAATTGCTGTTCCAACTATTACATATTTTGAGTCAGCTAAACCGTCAGCAATTTCGCTGAGGTTCTCCATATGTGGATCATGTTCTCCAAGAAATATAGAAACTTTGAATCCCATTGCTCTGATAGTTTCTTCTACTTCTTCAAGTATGAGTTTCGCTCGAAGTATCTTCACCGCCTGGGGGATGTCTAACGTAGGGCGGTCTTTGATCATGTGCCCATATTTAGTATGGAATTCCTTCAGCATCTCTTCAGATGTTTTCTGTGACAAGTTGCTCATACAATTCCTTTCGTTTCTCGAGTCGAATTCGGTTAAAGACCTCTATTCCATAGCCGTCTACGAAGTAAGGTCCTTTGGGTAACCAGATCAAGTGATTGTCATTTCGTTTCCTGTTGTATTTCGCCAGTAAATCCAGGGGTATCAAGGCGGTTGTGCAAGCAATGGGAT